ATTTTGAAAAATGTGCAGTAAAACTCCCCGTTCGTTCGACAAAACCGAACGGTCGATGTTTTTCATATCGACAGAATCGAATGAAGCCCGCTGATTTGCGGGCTCCAAGAGAGGCGAGGCGACGGTCAGCCGGGCTACCCCGCGACGAGGTCGGGGTCGCTGGGGTCCGGATAGCCGAATTTCTGGAAGCTCGATTTCACGTAGGCCTCTACGACTGCGTGGTCCCCGTCGAGGATCCGCTTGAACGCTGTGTCTCGCTTCCCGTAGCCCTCGTCCGTGTCGGGGAAGCCGATCGTGGTCTCGACCAGGCCGACAGCCGACAGGAAGGACATACGGATGCCCGGATTGCAGTCGCTGTCCTGGGCGGACATCACGACGACCTGATGTTCGTCGATTTCGAGGGTTTTCGCGAAAATGCCTTTCATGGGGTGCTCCAGATGTCGGGTTTACCAGGGCGAGGCCGTGGCTACGGTCCAGACCCAGGTGAATAACGCGCTGATGTAGGCGGTCAGGCCGAGCAGCATCAGCGAGAAGCCGATCACCACCTGCACCCGCTGCCGGGGTCTCAGGTAGGAGAAAATTCGCGTGCAGCTATTGGCCAGAACGTCGAGGTAGAGAAACGAGCCGAGTGCGAAGAGCAACGGCGCGGCGGCGAACAGGGCTACCAGAAGGGGGTCCATGTCGAGCTCCAGTCAGGCGGTGAGAGCGGCCCAGCTAACGGGGAAGAGGGGCCTGATGATGGCGGCGATCTCGTCGGCCAGGTCGGCAATCTCGCCTTGGGCGTGCGAGCGATCGCTGCGCTTGTTGAAGAACTCGGCATAGGCGTAGAGCGAGCCGGTCCAGACCCAGTTGACGTAGACGCCCTGGGGCAGCACGAAGCGGGCCTGTTCGGGAGCGATACCGTCCAGAATCATGGCTTCGTAGCATTCAATGGCATCCCCGCAGAGACGTTTGTAGGTAGCCTTCCATGACTTGCGGGCGGGGTGAGGCCCGCCGGACCCCTGCTTGATCGACCCCTCGGGACGGCTGCGGAACTCGGGAATGAACAGCTCCGGCGTGGAGTCGATGTACCGCCGGCTCTCCTCGTTCTCGACGAATCCGATCTTCGACTTGTAGGCCTGCGTGCGGATAGGCACCGGCGCCTTCAGCCGTAGTTTGACCACCTGCTGCCCGAAAGGGGTCCAGTGGGTGGGCATGCGGCGAAGGTGGTTGAGAAGCGTCTCGATCTGATCGGTGCCGTAGACATCGCGGAGCTCAGAAACGTAGCGCTCCCAGTCAGCCTGGCGGCAGCCGCGCGCAAGGAATCGGATCAGCCCCACGTCGGCCAGGCACAATTCCGGGGTTCTGGCAGTGCGTTGCGCGGCGTTTTCGCAGGGGTGGGGGATGTCGACCTCATGCCAGCGCCGAGCCTCGCTGGCTGCGGCAAAACTGATCCGAGCGTCATTGACGACCTCGAGATCGCTGCCCATGTGGTTGCGATAGAAAACGTCACTCATGATTCGTCTCCTCGTGGCTCCCGGCCCAGCGATAGCCGGGCGTCGTGAATGGCCTGGCGGGCTTCCGCGATGCCGTGCAGCAAGTGGCACTGACGAGGCCTGCCGGGTTGCCGGAAGGTCTCGTAGAGCAGGAAGCTCCAGCCGTCGGGGTGGTCGCTTTTCAACGGCCGGATTGACAGGGTTCGCAGCGGGGCCGGTATCTCGAAGTAGGGCCAGCCGTGGGGTGTGGCATAGGGCCCGCTCTTCGGTGTGACCCCGGACAGCACCCGACGCAGCGCCAAGTAGGCATTGCGCTTGTTGGGCGTGTTCTTGTGCGAGCGAAAGCGCCGTCGGCTCATCGGAGTTTCTTGGCGGCCAGGTAATCGGCCTCGTTGTAGGGCTTGTCCCGGCCCACGGCGCGCTCGAGGCGCTTGGCGATCTCGTTGGCCTCGACCGGATCGTAGGTCACCCCGCCGCCGGGAATCGCCCAGCCGCCGTCGGCGTGGGCGCGCAGGGTGACGTTGGGGAGCATGATGTCGGCCTGGGGCTTGATCTCGACGGTCATCGGCTGCCTCACCGCTCGCGATTGTTCTTCGGTGGTGGGCGCCTCGACAGGCTTCCGCCGCAGGCGAACTGATCGCGGATTACCCGCTCGTCGTCGTCGTGCTCCCTGGGGTCGAGAGTCGAGGGCGGGAAGGCGTTGGCACAGATCCCGCCGGTGCCGAAGCGACGTCGGGTGCTACCCGTGGCACCTTCGGCAGCACACGCTTCGAGCAGCGCCTGCACGCGTGCCAGGACGTCGGCCTTGGAAGCCCGGAGGCAAACGCGGATGTGCGGTTTCCGGTCTGCCCCCGAGGTTGTTGCGGGGACGCGAACTCGGGGCCTCCGCCCGGCTTTCCAGTCCTCCCAGGAGTGGAGAATGTGGTGAGGTCGCCAGGCGACGATGTCGTTGTGTGGCATGTCCTCCTGCCAGGCCCAGCCGAGGTCGGCGGCGACCGCGCCGATCAGGTTGATCCCCTCTCGGGTGATCACGTCGACGTAGCCCTCGGTCTGTTTCGGCACGCAGGCGGGGTGACGACCGGCGCCGTCCCAGGGCAGGTAGTGGCGATCAGTCGGCATCTCGGTCCTCCAGGCGGAATACCCGCAGTCCGTGTTGTTCGGCGTCATAACGGATTGTGAAGTGGTGCGCGGGGTGCTGACGGTAGAAGCGCGAGACGGCCGCCTGGATGGGGCCGCGGGCCTGGCTGACGGTGCGGCCCTCGGGGATGGGGACGAAGAAACTCTGCCCGATCGCCATGTCGCTCAGCGGATAGCGCTGTTTGCGCTTGCCGCCGCGAGGCGCTTCCGGGATGTCCTCGGGCCGTACCCCGTCTTCGATCTCGTACATGGTTCCCGACCTCGTAAATCTACCGTTGGTTGAATGGTCCGGCGTGAAAAGAGGCCCGCAGGGCGGGCCAAGGTACGCAGGGATCTCGAAGGGTCGCGAATCCGGTGTCTCCACGGGATCGCCCTTGCGATACTAGGTAACGTTGTGTGTAAAGTCAACTAATAGTTGAAAGGAGGTCGCAGTGAATCCTTCGCGAGACCGTTTCCGACTCCGCCGGGCCCTGGCCGTCTGGGCCTTTGCGGCGATCCTGGTAACGCTGGCGGCGACCCTGGTGCTGATCTTCGTCGGCGGCCAGTACATGGGCGACAAGCTGCTGCAGGGTAGCGGGCTGCTCGGCCCCATCATCGCCTGCCTGACGGCGTTGATCTGGAAGTATTTCGGTGACGTAACCCAAACCGACCTGGAGGAGATCCGCAATGCTGGGGACGCGATTTCTGCTCGGCGTGATAGCGGCCCTGGTGATCGCTAGTGCCGGGCTGGGATGGATGTGGCTGGACTCCCGCGAGAGCGCTCGGAGTGCGGCCCAGGGGCTCCGCGACGCGACGCAGCGGCTCGCTGATGCCCAGGACGACGCTAAACGCGCTCAGCGGCTCGCTGATGCCCTGAGCGGCGCTCTGGCGGCGCGAGAGGACCTGTACGAGGCGTCACGGCGTTCTCTCGCCGGGCAGCGCCGCGACCTGACTGACATCCGGGAGACTGCCCGGAAGGAGACTGCCGATGACAATCTGGCGTGTGCTGTGCGCAGTGTGCCTGGCTCCGTTGATCGCCTCCTGCGCGGGGCAGCCGACGACCCGGGTGGAATACCGACTGGTGACGCCGCCGGCGCATCTGATGGCGAGCACGCCGGTGCCGGCATGGGCGGGGGGTGACTGGGCCGCGGTGGCCGATCTGGCCGAGAGCCGCAAGGCCGCCCTGCAGCAGTGCAATGCCGACAAGGCGTCGATCCTCGACTACGTGCGTCATGCTCAAGCGCTCTACGACCCCGACGCAGAGTGATCTCGCCGGGTCGATCAGCCGCCTTCGGGCGGCTTTTTCGTGTGTTCCCGTTAGATTTCGGCCTATTTATCAGCGCAATCAATAGCTTGGCGAAATCTGTTCCTGTTTATGTTCCCGTATCGAATCAAAGGGTAACGCCGATTTTCCTTTCCGGTCAGTGGGTTACGGCGTTCTGTTCAAGATACGCCTGTTTCCACTTCACTCATACTATACACGCGCGTAACACGCGCATGCGTAACGCACGCATACCGCGTCTACACGGGCTCTCTACACCTCTCTTATTTTTCTCTACGCGTAAGAGTTAGTAGTTAATAGGAAAAGTGGAACAGTAAAGGGGTTGCGGCCGTCAACGGCGGGGTCTCCAGCCGGTTCCGCATTTTTCAGGAAAGTGGAATTAAACGGGAACAAGCGCCCGAAACGGGAACAACTCAGGCCGTTCAGACGCAAAAACGCCGCCCGGAGGCGGCGAGTTGGGGATTTTCCGAATCCAGAAATGTCGAAATTCAGTTTTTGCGCAACGGGATGACGTTGCCGAAGTCCGAATCGCCGAGTTCGTCGATTTCCGCCCATCGCTCCACGGCCGAGTCGAGCGCGTCTTTGCCGGCCTTGGACAGCACTACGCCGCGCCCCTTGGTCGTCGGGTCCCGTGACCAGATCCAGCCCTGCTTACCCTCGAAGCGCTCCTTGCCGGCGCGAATGAATCCCATGTCATTCATCATCGACGACACCGCTCGCCCGGTCATGCGGTTGCGCGGGAACGATATGTCGAGCAACTGCTTGAACCGCCACCAGACGAAGACCTTCTCCGTGAGCAGCGGCTCCTCCTCGCGGGCCAGCACGTCCTCCAGCAGTTGACGCTCGTCGGACTTGGCGTCTTCGACCATCTCGGCCTTGAAGCGGGTCTCCGGGGCGCGGGCGTTGGGATTGTAGTGCTCGCTGAATTCCCGCTGCTCGAAGAAGCGGCGGAACTGGTAGGGGTGATCGCGCAGTTCCTCGTAGAGGGCTTCGTGGAAGTCGTAGCCGTGCTCGTTCTGCCACTCCGCCTTCCAAGCCAGGAGTTCGTCCTCGGTCTGAAAGCGGGTGCAGAGCAGCAGATAGCGGTTCTCGCCGGCGGTGATCGGCAATGCGTCGGCGTAGTTGGTGGTCATGAAGAAGTTGGCGAAGTTGCGCACCGAGATGACGTCCTTGCCCTTCTTCTCGATGGCCACCGTGGAGTTGGTGATCAGCGCCTTGAGGTTGTTCATGACCTCGAAGGCGTCGGCACCGTGTTGCTTGACCTCCTCGACCCCGCAGAGGATCGTCTCGGCGGCCCAGCCGTTGAAACGCTGCTTGAGCATGCTCGAGAGCACATCCTTGCAGTTGGCCTCGCCAAGGATCGTCCGCATCAGTTCGATGAAGAAGGTCTTGCCGTCCTGGCGAACGCCCTTGAGCAGGCAGGCGTACATCAGCTTGCGCTCGGGGTTCTGGACGATGTGGGTCAGGAAGTCCAGGAGCAGCGCCTGGTCGCGCTCTTCCGGCAGGATGTTGGCGACGTGGCGAAGCAGCAGCTTGACGCCGCGGTCTCCAGTGTAGCCGTCCGGCGTGCAACCGGTGTCGCGGTAGGTGTTGGCGTATTCCAGGCCCTGATGCTCGTAGAGGGCCCCGCGCCCCGGCCAATATTGTTCCCGGAACGGCTTGGGGACCTCGAAGAGGGTGGTGGCCGCCTCGCTGGCGTGGATCTTCGGCAGCCCGGTGTCCTCGGACGGGTAGTCCTCGGCACAGCGCGCGTCGAACTTGGCATCGAAGGCCGTGGCGCTGATCCGCTCACCGCTGCCCAGGCTGAGGAATTTCTCCTCGCCGGTAAGGTAGACCCAGCTTTCCATCCAGGCCGGCATGCCCTGCTTGACGACAGCCTCGCGCGAGGCCTTTTCCGACGGCTTGAGGTGCTTCTTCGCGTCGCCACGGGTCAGCGTGTAGCGGCCGTCGGAGAGCGTCTTGATCCGGCGTAGGTAAACGTCAGCCAGGCGGTCACGGTACCGCGCGCCGAAGTCGAGCATGGCGACGTCCTGGACTCGCCGGGCGATCTTGTCGAGGTCGCCGATGGTCTCGGCAAGCAGCATCCGCTCCGAGAGAAATTCGAGCAGTTCGTCGGCGTTGCGCGGCCTCGCCTTGGGCTCCGCGGCCGGCAACTCGAAGCCGCCCAGGTCGTCGAGTTCGTCGTCGCCGGTACCGGTCTCGCCCAGGTCGTCGAACAGGTCTCCCAGGTCACCGCAGCGCTGGGCGAAGGCCTCCTGCTCGACCTCCTCGAGATGCGACTTGACTCGGCTGTCGCCCTCAGCGAGTTCCTGCATGGCCTTGTAGGAGGGCCAACTCGCCAACGGAGTCAGCGTGAAGTCGATGCCCCGGTCGAGCTCGCCGTAGAGGTGGATGCGAACCAGGTCAAAAGCGTGGTGCTGGCCGCGCGCCGGGTCGGTGTCGTGCTCGGAATGCAGGTAGAGCCCGTCATCGTAAACGCGTGCGCCGGCGGCCGAGGTGCCGCGGACGTAGGTGTAGCGATCCTCGGCGTGGCCGGTGGCTTCGTCGTAGACGTCCGGCAGGAAGGTCTCAATCGCCTCGTGAACGTCGTAGGCCCGGCAGAAGGCCGCCACCACCGGGGCGTTAATGCGCTGACGGGGGTCCTCGCGGCGCACCGTCTCGCCGGCGTTGCCGTGCAGGTGTTCGTCCTCGCGCTTAGGCCACTCGGCCGGATCTTCCCAGACCAGATACTCCAGCAGCACGTCTTCCGGATCGAGAATGCGACCCTCATTGCGGTGGAAGACGAACTCCCCGTCAGCGCACCGAGACGGCCAGAACATCGGCTGGGCGGCCACGAAGCTGACCCGGTCGACGAGCGACATGTCCGGGTTGAGCCAGGAGGCCACCATGCGCGAGATCGGTTCATACTGGGCCGGAGGGATGTCGCGGGCCAACGGCAGCAGCACCCGCACGCGGATATTCTCGGGCGCCGCGTGGGAGCGGGTCGAGTGGATGCCGTATTCGTAACCGGCGAGCGGGGAGGTGCCGTCGAGCAGGGACCGGAAGACCGCTTCGGGAATGTCGTCGAGATCGAGACTGACCAGGCAGCGGTGCTCGAGATGGGTCGTGCGGCGGATGCCGTCGCGGAAGTGCCCGGCGACGTAGTAGCCGACGTTCTTGAGCGCTAGGCGCTCCTCCTTGGACAGCGAACGGTACTCGGCCAGGGTTTCGCGGCTGACTTCGGCAACGCTCAACTTCTCGAGCAGGGTCCCCCAGGTCCAGGTCTCGTTGTGGACCCGACCACGATGGCGCCGGCTGACGCTGAGGCGCAGCGGGAGATCGGTTGTTATTGTGTCGGTGGTCATGCAGTCCCCCGCAGGTTGAGTTTGCTGATCTGCTCCTCGAGGCGGTCGAGCCGGTTCTGCGGGATCACGTCCTTGCAGCTAAGGCACTTCCAGTTCGATACGGTGCGCGGGGAGACGCCGGCGAGCCGGCCGACCAGCAGCGGGGTAAGAAAGTGCTCCGTCATCAATTCGCGGAGCCGTTTCGTGCGTTGGTCCATGCGGGATATCCTGCCGGAATCATCGGGCGGTCATGATGTTCCTGTCAGGATAATCCACCAACGGTTGAAATAACAACTTTCGAGAAAGCGGGTTACGCGAAGAGAGGGTTGAGTTGCCCGGCCGCTACACGGACCTCGCCGAAAGCGGTCTCCTGCAACTCGATCAATTCCGGCACGCGCCGCGGCGGAACCTTGTTGTCGTGGATCCACTTGTAGAGGCCGAAGCTGGACATGGAAAGGTGCCCGGCCAGGACAGCGACGCTCACGTTGCCGTCCGCATCCGGCGGGCAGAGCTCCAGCAGCCGGTCATGCAACGGCCCGAGGTGCTTGTACCGTCTTACTCCGTTCATGGCAATTCTCAACAAAAAGTTGGCTGGCTCATTCTACTGACGGCCGCGAACGGCCTGCAAGGCGATACTCGCAGGCTGGCAACCGCAGAATGACTTTTCAACCAATAGTTGACAGTTCAATTGGGCGGTGCTGTAATCCGTCAGGCCTAGCAACGCACAACCTGAAATCCGTCACGAGGTACCCCGAATGAGTCTCGAGCAGCAGATCGCCCGCCTGGCTGAAGCCGTCGAAAAGAACAACGAACTGCTGGCCGCCGGCCATGGCGCCACCGTCCCGGCCAGCGCGCCGAAGGGCGGCTCCGACAGCGGGCAGGAAACCCAGAAGGCCGAAAACACAACCGACAGCAAGTCCGAGGGCGAGCCGGAGATCATCTGGTACCACAACCCGGACGAGAAGAAGGTCTGGTCCGAGGAGGGCCCGGCGAAGCGCCGCAAGGGCATCGTCAAGGTCGACGAGACCACCGCGCAACGCCTGGTCAAGAAGTACGAGGGGGAATCCGCGGAAGAAGCCGAGCAGGAAGAGGCTACCGACACCGCAAACGACCTCGACGACGGCTTCGACCTGGGTGGCGGCGAAGAGGACAGCGGCGACGCGTTCGACGAATCCGAGCCCATGGACAACGAAACCTTCTCCGGGCACTGGAACGACTGGACCAAGGCGGCCATCAAGCATGCCCTGGAGAACGGCGCCGCCGATCAGGCCGCCGCGCAGACCGAGGTCAAGAAGTTCATCGTGCCGGTGGTCAAGTCCTTCGTCGGCAAGGACGAGCAGCCCAAGGTTGCCAGCATCCCCGAAGAGAGCCGCGCCCGCTTCCTGAACAAGGCGCACGACTTCTTCAACGGCTGATCCCCGCCCCCTGACCTGGCGTCCCGCCCTTGTGCGGGGCGTCAGCGGAGACCGCTCGTGGAAAAACGCAGCCTGATTCGCGCCATCGCCGGCGCATTCGCCCAGCCCGACGACCTGATCGAGAGATTCACCATGGAAGAGAACGAGATCCGCCCGCCATCGCTCACCGGCGACAAGCCCCTGCCCAAGCGCAAGCGGCGCTTTCATGCCAACGCTATCCGTCGCGCCGATCGCAACTTCCGCGGCCTGAACAAGATCCTCCGCTTGCTCGAACCCGCCGGGGTCCGCCACGACGGCCGGGCCATGTGGGCCGCCCAGCAGAAATTCGGACTCTGAGGTACGTCGTGACTCCGACCGAGAACGAACACTCCCTTTACGGCCCGTCGGCGGCGCACCGCCGGATCGCCTGCCGCGGCTCGGCCAGTGCCGAGCGCGGGGTGCCGGAGGAGACCAGCGAAGAGTCGGCAGACGGTAGTGCCCACCACGCCGTCCTCGAGCAGGTGCTGCTCGGCAAGGGCAACGCGTTCGCGCACGTCACGAAAGAGTTCACCTACGGCGAGCACACCATCCGCATCGACCGGGATAGGGCACGCGTCGTCCAGGCGGTGGCCGACCGGGTCGACGAGGTCAACGGCACGGTCTACCCCGAGGTTCGCGTGTCTCTGGCGGCCTGGATTCCCGGCCAGTTCGGGACCTCGGACATCGCGATTCGCCGCCCCGACAGCCTGCGTATCCGCGATGCCAAGTTCGGCCGCGGCGCCATCGTCCTCGCCAAGCGCAACCCGCAGTGCATGCTCTACGCCGCCGGGTTCTGGGATTCCGTGCTGCGCGAGGATCCTGACGTCGACCCGGACTGGCTTGCCCGCCTGGAGGCCGGCGAGATCCCCGTGCTGCTGGAGATCGACCAGCCGTACCGCGGCAACTTCGACGTCTGGGAGACCACGCTCCCCGAAATCCTGCGCTTCGCCGAAGAATACGTGGCCGTTTACCACGAGGCCGAGCAGCCGGATGCGCCGCGCACCGCCGGGCCCAGCCAATGCGAATACTGCAAGGCCAAGCCCACCTGCAAACCGTTCACCGACTACTGCCTGGATGCCCTTGGAATGTCGACCGACGACCTGGACCTCGACCTCGACGAGATCAAGCAGACCCGGCTCAACCCCGACACGCTGACCGCCGAGCAACGAGCACGGCTCTACCAGGCCAAGGGGCTGATCACCAAGCTGCTCGACATCACCGAAGAGACGCTGCGCCACGACTATATGGCCGGCAAGCCCACCGGGGGCATGAAGCTGATTCCCGGGCGCTCGCTGCGCGTCTGGCATGACGAGGACGAGGCCCGTGCGGCGCTGACCAAGCGCTTCAAGAAGGAAGAGGTGATCAAGGAATCGCTGATCTCGCCGGCCAAGGCCCTCGATCTCGCCGGCCCGCGCGTCGTCAAGAAGATCGAGCCGCTGATCACCACCCGCGAAAGCAAGCCCTCGATCGTCCCCGAGGACCACAAGACCCCGGGTCTGACCCGCACCGTCGACGTGTTCGACGACCTGGACGCCGACCTCGACGGTTTCGACATGGCCGCCGACCTCGACGACTTCTCACTGGATCTCTAAGGAGCCGACATCATGGCCGACAAGCAATCCAACCCCACGCAAGTCATTCTCAAGAATGTTCGCCTGTCCTTTCCACGCCTGTTCAAAGCCGAGGCGAGCGTGGAGGGCAGCGACCCCAAGTTCTCCGCCGGCTTCCTGATGGACCCTACCACCGACATCGGCAAGGCCAACTACCAGGCCTGCGCCCGCGCGGTGAAGCACGTCTCCCAGCAGGAGTGGGGCGACGAGAACTTCTACAAGAAGATCAAGGCCGACCGTATCGCCCTGGCCAACGGCAACGACCAGACCAACCAGGAGACCGGCGAGGTCTACCCCGGCTACGAGGGCCAGAAGGTCGTCAAAGGAACCAGCAAGAAGCGCCCGCAGGTCGTTGATCGCCGGCGCAGCCCGGTCACCGAGGAGGACAACCTCTTCTACGGCGGCTGCCGCGTCAACGCGGTGATCCGCTTCTACGCCGTGAAGGGCAAGGAGAAGGGCGGCAACGGTATTTTCGCCAGTCTCGAGGCGGTGCAGTTCTACCGCGACGACGAAGCGTTCGGCGCCGGCCCGGTCGATCCGGATAGCGTCTTCGACGATCTGGGCGACGACTTCGGCGACGACGGGGATGGCGGTCTCGGCGACGGTCTCGACGAGGAAGAGGGCGGCCTCGACCTCTGAGCCGATCCTGGACGGCGGCCCCTGCGGGGGCCGTTTCTCTGCCCGACCGACGAGACGACGCCATGCCTGCACCCTCCCCCTGTGAAACTCGCGAGCGCTTCCTCGCCGCGCTCGATCGCATGCGGCTCTGGGGCGTGCCCGAACTCCACGCCGACACCTCCTGGGACTTCGAGACCTTCTCCGAGGCCGACCTCAAGAAAGTCGGCGGCTCGCGCTACGCCCGCCATCCCTCGACCGAGGTGCTTATGCTCTCGGTACGTACCGATGAGGAGGAGGTGCAGTGGGTCCCCGCCGAAGGCGAAGAGTGCCCCGACCGTATTCTGACCTGGCTTCTCGACCCCACCACCCGCAAGCAGGCCTGGAACGCCCGGTTCGAGCTCGACATTTTCGAGCATGTCCTCGGCTACCGGCCGCCGCTCGAGGAGTGGAAGTGCGTGATGGTGATGGCCGCCTCGCTGTCGCTGCCGATGGACCTGGCCACCGCCGGCGTGGTCCTGCGGATCCCCGAGGAACATCTCAAGATCAAGGACGGCAAACGCCTGATCAAGAAGTTCTCGGCCCCGCGCAAACCGACGAAGAAGGACAAGCGCACGCGCTGGCAGCCGGAGGACGACCCCGAGGACTGGGCCAACTACAAGACCTACAACCGAGGCGACACTCTGACCGAACGGATGGCACTGCGCCGGATGCGCAAGTGGGACATGCCTGAGCACGAATGGGACCTCTGGCGCATCGACCAGGAGATCAACGCCGCCGGCATCCCGATCAATCGCCGGATGGTCGAGAACGCGATCCGCATCTACAACGACGTCTATGCCGACCGCATCGAGCGGATGAAGCAGATCACCGGCCTCGACAACCCCAACAGCCAGCAGCAGTTGCTCCCCTGGCTGCAGACACGCGGCTACCCGTGGGAAGACCTCAAGAAGGGCCACGTCAAGCGCGCGATCCAGGAGGCGGACACCTACGGCTTCGACGAGGCGACTCGCCGCGTGCTGGTGATGCGCTCCGAGATCAGCCGTACCTCGGTCAAGAAATACCCGGCACTGCTCGAGGCCTTGGACGACGACGACCGGCTGCGCGGCTGCCTGCAGTTCTGCGGTGCCGGACGCACCTGGCGCTGGTCGGGGCGGCGTTTCCAGCCGCAGAACCTCGCGCGGCCGACCAAGGAGTATGAGGATCGCATCCACTACGCCGCGGACATGGTCGAGAACTCCTGTGCCTGGGCGATCGAGCAGATGCACGACACGCCCATCGACCTGCTGTCGTCGTGTGTACGCAGCGCGGTGCAGGCGCCGCCGGGCTGGGAGTTTCAGGACGCCGACCTCAACGCCATCGAAAACCGCGTGCTCGGCTGGGTCGCCTACTGCGACAAGATCCTGCAGGTCTTCCGCGACGGCAAGTGCCCCTACGTTTCTTTTGCCACCTACATGTACGGCACGCCCTACGACGTGCTCTTCGCCGAGTACAAGGGCGGCGACAAGTCCAAGCGCACCATCGCCAAGCCGGCGGTACTCGGCGCTGGCTACATGCTCAGCGGCGGCTTCGAGAAGGAGAACAGGAAGACCGGCGAGATCGAGCGCACCGGCCTCTGGGGGTACGCCTACAGCATGGGCATCGACATGACCCAGGAGCAGGCCAACGACTCGGTGACCATCTTCCGCGAGACCTACTCCGAGGTCGTCGAGACCTGGTGGGCGCTGGACCGCGCCGTGCGTCAGGTGATCACCACCGGCCAGCCGCTGCGCGTGGGCCGGGTGGTCATCGACAAGTCCGGCCCTTTCATGCGGATCGTCCTGCCCAGCGGTCGGGCGCTCCACTACCTGCGTCCCAAGTTGTTGCAGAAACCGACGCCGTGGGGCGCGCTGCGCTGGCAGGTGACCTACGAGGGCAAGGATCAGGTCACCGGCAAATGGACCCGGATCAGCACGCACCCGGGCAAGATCGTCGAGAACATCGTCCAGGCGATCGCCCGCGACCTGCTGGCCCACGGCATCAAGCTGGCCCACCGCAAGCACGGCCTGCGCATCGTGCTCCACGTTCACGACGAAATCCTCACCATGGCCGGCGCCACCGAGTCCAACGAGACCCTGGAAATTCTCACCGCCTGCATGGCCGATCACCCGGCCTGGGCGGAGGACCTGCCGCTGGCCGCCGAAGGCTTCACCGAAACCCTGTTCAAGAAGGACTGAGAGATGGCCGACCTACTCGAACTGCAGATCGAGAACCCCGTCGTCAAGGCGGCGAAGGAGAACGGTTTCAAGGTGCGCAAGGTCTGCTGGTTCGGCGGCCGCAACGCCCCGGATCGGCTGTTCATGAAGCCCGGTCGCGGCTTCTTCGTCGAGTTCAAGGCGCCGGGTGAGACGCCCCGCCCCGGGCAGGAGCGTGAGATCGCCCGGATGCGCGCTGCCGGCTTCGAGGTGCATGTGATCGACGACCTGGAAGAGGGGTTGCGCCTTGTCACTCAAGACTGAGGACATGCTGCTGCCTCACCAGGAGAAGATGATCCGCTTCTCGCTGGCCAACCGTCATTGCGCGCTCTGGGCCGGCATGGGGCTGTTCAAGACCGTGTCGACCCTGACCGCGCTGCGCACCATGCTGGTCAGCGGCGACACCGAACGCATCCTCGTCACCGCGCCCAAGCTGGTCGCCGAGGAGACTTGGCCCGACGAGCTCGACGAGTGGGAGCATCTGCGCGGGCTGCGCTACCAGCGGCTGACCGGGCCGCTCAAGCGGCGTACCGACGCGCTCGAAAGCACGGCGCCGATCCACATCATCAACCACGAAAACCTGGTCTGGTTGTGGAAGCACCTCGGCAAGGATCGCTGGCCCTACGACACCATCGTCATCGACGAGTCGAGCCGCGGCTACAAGAACCCGCGTCGCTACAATCAGAAGAAGCTGCCGCCGAAACCCGGCGGGCCCAAGGTCAAACGCACGCTGACCCGCTTCGGGGCGGCGGTGAACATCCGCTCGCTGCCGGTCAACCACCGGATCATCGAGCTCACCGGCACGCCGGCGCCCAACGGCTACCAGGATCTCTGGAGCCAGATCTATCTCCTCGACCAGGGCGAGCGTCTGGGCCGCACCTACGAGGCCTTCAAGCAGGCCTACTTCATCGAGAACCCGTTTTCCTACGACATCCAGCCCCGGCCCGGCGCCGAGGCCGAAATCGACGCCAAGATCGCCGACATCGTGATTTCGCTGTCGGAGGAGGATCACCTCAACCTGCCCGAGCGCATCTACCAGAATGTTGTCGTCCGGCTTCCTGCCAAGGCGCAGGAGCAGTACGACTACATGCGCCGGCACTTCGTCATGGAGCACTACGACGACGTCGAGGCCGTGAACTCGGGAGTGCTGACCAACAAGCTGCTGCAGCTCGCCAACGGCTCGGTCTACAGCGACACTGGCGAGGACCACCCGATCCACGAGGCCAAGCTGGAGGCGCTGGCCCGGATCATCGAGGACGCGGAAGCCGAGGGGGAGCAGGTACTGGTGGCCTACTCCTTCGAGTTTGATAAGGCGCGGATCCGCAAGCGCTTCCCCAAGGCGGTGATCCTCGGCGAGGACAAGGATGCGATCCGCAAGTGGAAGGCCCGCAAGGCCGGCGTCATGCTCTGCCACCCGGCGAGTGCGGGGCACGGCCTCAATCTGCAGAAGGGCGGCCGGCTATGCGTCTGGTACGGGCTGACCTGGGATCTCGAACTCTACCTGCAACTCAACAAACGGTTGCACCGCGGCGAACAATCCCAACCTGTTATTATCAAGCATATTATTGCGGAGAAAACCGAGGACGAACGCGTACTTCCGGTGCTCCGCGGCAAGAATGCCACTCAAGAAAGTCTTAGACGGGCCGTTCGGTGGTAGGTTATTTTCGTACTTATTAACGTCCGCTGATTGATTTTTCAACCGTACTCTATCAACATTAGGTTGACAGTCGTCATGGAGCGAAAAGTAATGACCGAGCCGAAACACCGAGATTTCGCCGATCGCCTGAAACAGGCGTGCGACGGAAACCCCGATGTGCCCGCGCCCTATCGTGGTCGACAGTCCTGGGTCGCGGAAAAACTCAAGATCAGCCACGAAGCCAGTCGCAAATGGTTCGCCGGCCTGTCCCGCCCGCGTTCCGACAAGATGCGTGAACTCGCGAAGCTGCTCAACGTCGATGAGGCCTGGCTGGCACTCGGCCAGACACCGACGCTGGATCCGCGCGAGCGCAGAGCCCAAGCCAACGCGGCGTCCGGGGCCGTCGAGGTCGTCGCCGGGCTGGTCGAACTCAACGGCGGTAAAGTTGCTTTTCCGCGCGACGACGATCCGCAGCGCGGCTTCGTCCACTTCCACGCGATCATCGACGGGGTCTGGTCGTCGTTCCACATCGCGTTGGGCAAGCCGGTCGATGATAATCACTACCGCTTCGACGTGCCGGCGGAACACGAGCGCTGCACGGTGCTGGGGTTTATCCACTCGCGCCCGCTGCGCCCTCAGTTGATCCGGATGGCCCCCGAGTTGGTCAACCGGCACGGCATCAACCACGGTGGCTACATCGAGATCACCGTCGCCAGCGACGACGGGCTCTATACCACCGGCGAGGATACCTGGCCGCGCGTCGTCTCGTTCTCCGGGGTGACCGACAAGCAGGGGGTCGCGTAACGCCCTCGCGCTCGGCGCGAGGGTTGTTTTCAACTAGACGGTGCTGATTCAACCGGTAAACTGGGTGTGTCCACGCAGCCAGGGGATACCGGCATGCCTCGATACAGCGAGACCTCCCGCGCCCGTCTCGACACCTGCCACCGGGACCTCCGAGCCATCTTCGATGAAGTGATCCAGCACTTCGACCACACCATCGTTGTCGGTCATCGTTCCCGGGAAGACCAGAACCGCGCCTACGCGGAGGGCAAGTCGCAACTACGCTGGCCCGACAGCAAGCACAATGGCTCACCGAGCATGGCGGTCGACGTCGTGCCGTACCCCATCGACTGGTCGGATCGCGAGCGCATGACGCTGTTCGCGGGCTACGTCATTGGTGTGGCCGACCAACTCTTTGATCTCGGCACCATTCAGCACCGCATTCGCTGGGGCGGCGACTGGGACCGGGATAGCCAGACCTGCGACAACTCCTTCGACGACCTGGCTCACTTCGAGCTCGCGAAACCCTGAATCGCTAGGCAGGCGTGCCCGCGACGGTTGCCCCGGCCTTGTGCCGGGGATTTTTTGCTCGTATGATTCAACTAAAAGTTGATAATTATCTATTCGAGAGCTCATCCATGCACCACCCCGAGTACATCGCCGACTGGGATGACTTCTACCTGGGCTTGGCGCGCTACATGGCTCGCAAGTCCAAGGACCCGTCGACGCAGGTCGGCGCGGTCATCGTGCGCCCGGATCGTACCGTCGCCTCGGTCGGCTACAACGGGTTGCCCCGGGGCATCGCCGATAGTCCCGCCCGCCTGGAAAACCGCGAGCTCAAGCTGCAGTTGATCCGCCACGCCGAGGCCAATGCCTGCGCCTTCGCCCGCGAACCGCTGGACGGTTGCACGCTCTACGTCTGGCCGATCCCGCCCTGCGCGCAGTGCGCCGCGGCGCTGGTCGCCCACGGCGTTCAGCGGGTCGTCGCCCCGGAGGTACCGCGCGAGTCGCGCTGGTGGGATTCGGCGATGCTCGGTGATCAGGTGCTGCGCGAGGCAGGGGTGGAGACTGAATGGAAGGAGCCCCGGACGCCATGAGCGACCTCGACAACTTCGACCTCGACACGCCTCTCGGCGAGATGGAAAAGCCCAAGCGCAAGCCGGGCCGGCCGAAGAGTGCCCGAACGCTCGCCCGCGAGGCCCGCGAGGCCCGGAGCGAGGAAGCCGCACAGATCGAGCAGGCCCGCCGGGAGACCGACGATGGCTCGCTGCAGACGGCCTCGGCCTACGGCAACGTCGAGGCATTCCTCAAGCCGTTGACCGCCAGCCAACTCGGCCAGGTCTTCGGCATGGACCGCAAGACGGTGCAGATCCGCATGCGCAACTGTCCGGCGGTCGCCAAGACCTCGCGCGGCGCCTTTCTCTATGAGCTCCGCACGGCGGCGCAGTATCTGGTCGAGCCCAAGGTCGACGTCGAGGCCTACATCAAGAAGCTGCGACCCAACGACCTGCCGCCCTACCTGCACGACGCCTACTGGGCAGCGCTCGAGAAGCGCCAGAAAGTCGAACAGCGCGCCGGCGAGCTCTGGGAAACCGAGAAGGTGATCGAGGTCTACGGCGAACTCGCCAAGCGCATCAAGTCCTCGGTGACGCTCTGGACCGACCAACTCGAGCAGATCGAACGTCTCACCCCGGAGCAACGGAAATTCCTCACCGACAAGTGCGACGGCCTGCTGAGCATGGTCTTCGACGTCTTCACCAGCCTCCGCGACGAATCCGAGACCGGCAATCTCCAGGAGCGCTATCGGGCGGAGACCACCGGCGGCAAACAGGAGAAGTCCGATGAGTAGAACGATCGACCGGTTCACCGGCGCCAACGCCTGGTTGAGCAACTTCGCCCCGGCACCCGTGGTCCTCGACGGCGAGACCTACCCGACGGTCGAGCACGCCTACCAGGCGGCCAAGTTCCGCGAGACCGCGATCCGCGACAAGCTGCGCAAGCTGCCGTCGCCGGGTAGCGCCAAACAGCAAGCCCGGCTCTGGCCGATCACCATCCCCGGCTGGGACGAGCGCCGCCTCGCGGTCATGGCCGACCTGCTGACCCAGAAGTTCGACCAGCAACGCTACGCGAGGCGGCTGCTGGATACCGGCGATGCCCGACTCATCGAGGGCAATCACTGGGGCGATGAGTTCTGGGGCGTGTGCAACGATCGCGGCGAGAACCATCTGGGCCGACTGCTGATGGAGCAGCGCGCCCGACTCGGCGGCACCGGCGTCATCGAACCGGTGCCCGCGATCGACCTCAACGCCGACCTGGGCGATTTCGACCAGGATCTCGATGACCTCGCGGATCTGGGCATCGACTTCGATACCCCGCAGGAGGGCCCCTGGTATTTCCACCACCCGGAGTCGGACTGTGTCTGGCAGGAGACCGACTGGCGCGAGGCCGAGAACGTGCTCGAGGACGGACTGGTCATCGAGATCGACGAGACGGAGTACCACCGCCTGAACGGCCGTTCCGAGGCTCACGATTTCGATCTCGAAGGCGGGCTATGACGGTCCTTAACTTGCGACAGGATCAGATCCCTCGGGAAGCCGTCTACATCGGCCGTCTCAGCAAGGGGCGCAGCCCATGGGGCAACCCTTTCATGATCGGCCGCGACGGCAATCGCGAGCAGGTGATCGAGGCCTATCGCCAGAAGCTATACGCCGACATCGAATCGGGGGCGATACCGCTCGAGCGACTGGCCGCGCTGGCGGACAAGGACCTGGTCTGCTTCTGTGCCCCGCAGGCGTGTCATGGCCATGTCCTCGAAGCGGCAGCGGCGTGGGCCAAAGAGATCCTGTCTTTCGATCTGGAGGCCCTGCCATGAGCCAGTTCCGCTCCCTCGAGGAAATCCTCGCCTCGGTCGCCGAAGGCGTGCGCCCGCCGGAGCGGCTAACCGTAGTCGAGGCTACCGAGCGTTACCGCTACATCGACAATCCGGCGGTCCACGTCGGCAAATGGTCCCGTGAGCTCGCGCCCTACATGAACGAGCCGATGGAGACCCTGACGTCGCTCGAGCACAAGGCAATGATTCTGGTCGGCCCGGCGCAGGCCTCGAAGACCGATCCGGTACTCAACTGGGTGCTCTACTCGGGGATCTGTGACCCGGCCGACATGTCGATCGTCCACCCGACTCAGGTCGCGGCCCGCGACTTCACCCGCCGCCGTGTCGACCGTCTTCACCGCGAGAGCAAGGAACTCAAGCGCCGGCTGGTTCGCAAGCGCGATGCCGACAGTGTCTTCTACAAGCAGTACCGCTCCGGGATGCTGCTCAACCAGTCCTGGCCGACGATCAGCGAGCTCTCGGGCCGCCCCATCGGGCGCATCTGGCTGACCGACTACGACCGCATGGTGGAGGACGTTGACGGCGAGGGCAGCCCCTTCGACCTGGCGCGCAAACGTAACACCACCTTTGGCCGCTACGGCATGACGGTGGCCGAGTCGTCGCCCGGGCGGATCATCACCAATCCCAAGTGGATCCCGCCGTCCCCGCACACCGCGCCGCCCACCACGGGCATCCTCGCGCTCTACAATCGCGGCGACCGGCGACGCTACTACTGGAAGTGCCCGCAGTGCCGGCGACGCTTCGAGCCGACGTTCGATCTGCTGCAGTACCCGGATTGCGACGACGAGATGGAGGCCGCCGAGCAGGTCACGATGGCATGTCCGTGCTGCGGCTTCATGCACATCACGCACGAGATGAAGAAGGAACTGCTCAACCCCGGCGGCATCTGGCTCAAAGACGGCCAGCGTTTCGTCGATGACGGAAGCGACCGGATCGTCGGCCACGGGCTGCGCTCGGACATCGCCAGCTTCTGGGTCATGGGCGTCGCCGCGGCGTTCGCCGACTGGCAGACCCTGGTGCTGAACTACCTCAAGGCCGAGAAGGAGTACGAGAGCACCGGTGACCAGGAGGCGTTGAAGACCACGGTCAACACCGACCAGGGAATGCCCTACATGCCCCGCGGCATGGAGTCCGACCGGCTGCCCGAAGTGCTCAAGTCGCGCGCCCGGGATCTCGGCGAGCGCGCGGTTCCGCCGGGGGCCCGCTTCCTGCTGGCCACGGTCGACGTGCAGAAGAACCGCTTCGAGGTGCAGGTGCAGGGCGTCGGCGAAGGGGGCGACGTCTTCGTGGTCGACCGTTTCGCGATCCGCAAGTCGGAGCGCCTGGACGACGACGGCGATCCATGGCCGGTCAACCCGGCGGCCTACCCCGAGGACTGGGAACTGATCAAGACGCAGGTAATGGAGCGGACCTACCCGCTCGACGACGACAGCGGACGGCGCATGATGATCCGCATGACGGCCTGCGACTCGGGCGGCAAGATGGGCGTGACCACCCGCGCCTACGAGTTCTACCGCTGGCTCAAGGAGCAGCATCTCCACCAGCGCTTCATCCTGCTCAAGGGCGCCTCGCACAAGACCGCGCCGCGCGTGCAGATCTCCTACCCGGACTCCGACCGCAAGGACCGCCACGCCGGCGCCCGCGGCGAGATCCCGGTGATGCTGATCAACGGCAACTTGCTCAAGGACCAACTCAACGCGATGCTCGATCGCGAGGAGCCGTTCGGCGGGATGGTGCATTTTCCGGACTGGCTGCCCGACGAGTTCTACATGGAACTCACTGCCGAGACGCGTACCGAGAAGGGCTGGGAGAACCCGCGCAAGCTGCGCAACGAGGCCTGGGATCTGCTGGTCTACGTGCTCGCGCTGTGCCGATCGCCTTTCGTCCGTCTCGACCGGATCGACTGGGCAGACCCGCCAAGCTGGGCGGCGCCGTGGAGCGAGAACGATCTTGTGCTTGCCGAAGAAAGCAACAAACGGTTTGAAGCGCAACCTAAAGCTGATTACGATTTCAGCAAATACGCGGAGGCCCTGGCATGACCCTGACCGAACAACTCGCCGACGCTCAGCAGAAGTACCACCTGCTGGTAGCCGGACAGGCGGCCCGTGTTGTCGTCGACCAGAACGGCGAGCGTGTCGAATTCACCTCGGCGAACCCGGGGCGCCTGCAAGCCTACATCCATGACCTCAAGCGGCAACTCGGCCAGTTGAGTTGCCCGGGGCCGATGACGCCGTACTTCTGAGCCTATGACGACCACGACTGCGAAAGAGATTGCCGACTTCGACCTGGGGCCGATGCCCACCAAGGCGAACGGCGGCTACGAGGGCGCCCAGCGGCTATCGCAGTCGCTGGCGTCGTGGAACCCCGCCGACCTGGCGCCCGACGTGTCGATCGGCCGCGGCAAGCGCCTGGCCGACTCGCGTGCCCAGGACAGCGTGCGTAACGACGGTTACGTGGCCGGCGGAGCCGACATCCTGCGCGACAGCATCGTCGGCAGTTTCTTCCGGCTCAACGCCAAGCCGCAGCATCGCGTGCTGGGCCTCGACGATACCTGGGCAGAGGAGTTCCAGGAGGAGGTCGAGACCAAGTTCTCGCTGTTCGCCGAGTCGCCGGAGAACTGGATCGACGCTCAGCGCATGAACACCCTGACCGGGCTGGTCCGGCTGGCGATCGCCGTCCACCTGCAGCACGGCGAGGCGCTGGCCACGGCGGAGTGGATCCGCGAGTGGCGCCGACCCTACAACACGGCAATCCAGATGGTCTCGCCGTCGCGGCTGTCGAACCCGGACGGGCGCACCAATGATCGCCTGCTGCGCAACGGCGTGGAGCGCAATGTCTGGGGGGCGCCGGTCGCCTACCACATCCGACAGGCCCACCCGAGCGAATACTGGGACTCCAACGCCTATGTCTGGCGGCGAGTGCCGATTCGCAAGCCGTGGGGTCGGCTGCAGGTACTGCACATTCTCGAACAGGGCCAGCCCGACCAGTCGCGCGGCATCACGCAGATGGTCTCGGCGCTGAAAGAGATGAACATGACTCGCAAGTTCCGGGACGTGACGCTCCAGCAAGCCGTGCTCAACGCCACCTACGCGGCGACAATCGAGTCCGAGATGCCGCCGGAGGCGGTCCACGCGGCGCTGGGCGGCGGGACAGGCTCGATGGCAGAGGCACTGGACCCGTGGCTGTCCGCGCTGGCGGCCTACAGCGGCGGCGCCAAGGGGCTGCACATCGACGGGGTGAAGATCCCGCACCTATTCCCCGGCACCAAGCTGAACCTCAATCAGGCCGGTGACCCGGGCGGCGTGGGCTCGGACTTCGAGCAGAGCCTGCTTCGCTACGTGTCGGCGATGCTCGGCGTCAGCTACGAGCAGCTTTCCCACGACTACTCGAAGACCAACTATTCGTCGGCGCGCGCGGCGGCGGCGGAGACCGAGAAGCACATGAAGGCGCGCAAGAAGATGATCGCCGATCGCTTCGCGTCGCTGGTCTACCGGTTGTGGTTCGAGGAGGCGATGAACAAGGGCGAGATCACCTCGCTGCCGCGTCGCGCGCCCAACTACTACGAGGGCATGAACGCCGACGCCTACACCGCCTGCGATTGGATCGGCGCCTCCAAGGGCCAGATCGACGAGCTCAAGGAAACCCAGGCGGCCAAGCTGCGTCGAGAGTCCGGGCTTTCGACGCTCGAGGAAGAGTGCGCGCGCCGCGGCCTCGACTACCGCGATGTGCTTCGTCAGCAGGCCCGCGAGCGTCGCCTGCTCGAGGGTTACGGCCTCGACTTCTCCGACGCCGGCACCGGCAAGGCGCCCAATTCACCGGCGGTACCCGGCGCGCAGGACGACCCGAACCGCCAGGACACCGCAGACAATGAGGAGCGCTCCAATGCTGCGTAACCCGCTCGAGAACAACCCCTACGTGGCGCGTTTCGCCAACCAGCCCGCGCTCCTCCAGCCCGGGGCCGAAACCTGGCTGGCGTCCTGTCTCCAGGCGCGAGCCGAGTTCGACCCCGGGGCCGAGAAGGACTTCATGGGGCCCTTCGGCTTCGGCGAGCGCGGGGCCCGCGCCGATCGCCGCTACGCGATGATCGGCAACATCGCCGTGATCCCGATTCGCGGGGCGCTGCTGCACGGCTCGATGGATCGCTACTCGTTCTCGACGGGCTACGACTACATCCGACTCGCCGCCTTCGAGGCCGAACAGGACGACGAGGTCGCCGGCATCGCCTATCTGCACAACTCCAACGGCGGCGAGGTCGCGGGCAACTTCGATCTGGTCGACGACCTGGCCAAGTTGACCAAGCCGAGCGTGGCAATCGTCGACGAGAACAGCTACAGCGCGTCCTACTCGCTGGCCAGCGCCGCCGACCGGATCGTCGTCGCTACCACCGGCGGGGTCGGCAGCATCGGCGTGCTCACCGCGCACATCGACCTGAGCCAGGCGCTCAAGAATTTCGGCGTGGTGTTCACCTTCATCCACGCCGGCAAGCACAAGGTCGACGGCAACCCGATGGAGCCGCTGGGCGAAGACACGAAAAACAGGATGCAGGGCCGAATTGACGGACTTTACAATCAATTCGTTGCAACCGTTGCTCGCAATCGCAACTTGAGTGAGCAGGTTGTGAGGGACACCGAGGCCCTGACGTACCCGGCGGCGGATGCCGTGGAGATGGGTCTGGCGGACGCCGTCATGGCGCCGCGCGAGGCGCTGGCCGCCTTTGTTGACGAGCTAAACAGGAAACCCACGGGAGCCAATACGATGAGCACCGAAAAGCAGCAGACGCCGGCTCAGACGCAGGGCGCCGATACCGCCCAGACCACACCGGCCGCCGATCTGGACGCCGCCCGGGCCGAGGGCGCCAACGCCGAGCGCGAGCGCATCCAGGGCATCATGGCCTGCGACGAGGCCAAGACCCGACCGGCGGCCGCCCAGCAACTGGCCTACAAGACCGGCATGAGTGTCGAGGATGCGTCGGCCTTCCTGGCCGGGCTGCCCGAAGAGAAGCCGGCGGCCGCCAAGCCCGAGGGCAAAAGCGAGCAGGCGGCACCGCAGAAGCAGCCGGGTGCCGAAACGGCCCGCACGCCATTCCAGCAGGCGATGGACTCCTCGGAGAACCCGAACATCATGGCCGACGGTGCGGGCGCCGACGGTCAGGTCTCGGCGGCGGATCGCATCATCGCCAGCCACTCCGGCGTCACGGGCTACAAGCCCCAGGCCCACTAAACCATCCCCGCCCAGGAGGATTGAATCATGGCAGGACAACTGGATACGACCCGGGCCGGGATTGCGGCCTTCGAGGACGGCGATTCGTTCACTGACGTTCCGCTGTTCACCGGCGAGCGCCGGGTCTACACCGATTCCGGCACCTTTGCCGCCGACCAGACCGTCGCAGCGTTGACCGTGCTGGCCTACGACGCCTCGAGCAACCTGGTCCCGTGCGTCAACGGTGCCGGTGACTCCACCGCTACGCCGGTGGCGATCGCCATGGTCGCGGTCGATACCACGGACGGCAGCACCAAGCCGGCGCCGTGCTACTGGTCGGGCTGCTTCAACCCGGATCGTCTGGTCTGGGATGACAGCTTCGACACCGAGGCGAAGAAGATGGCGGCGTTCGGGGTACCGAGCACGTCGAACATCGCCGTTAAGAAAATGCGCTGAGGGAGACTGCCGACATGGCGTTTGAACTGTACGACACTCACACGCTGCTCCCTGTCCAGGAGCACTTCGACCCGATGCCCAGCTTTTGGCTGGACCTGCTGTTCCGGGAAGAAATGCGTTTCGACAGCGAGTGGATCGACCTGGAGAAGATCAGCGGCAACCGCAGCCTGGCGCCGCTGGTCATCCCGACCGCCGAAGGCGTGCCGATCTACAAGCGCGCTTCCGAGGCCCAGCGCTTCCGTGCGGCCTACCTCAAGCCCAAGGACCCCGTGACCCCGGATCGCGCGATCAAGCGTCGCCCGGGCGAGGCACTGGGCGGCTCGATGAGCATGCAGCAGCGCGAGGACGCCATCGTGGCGGATATCCTGCGCGAGCATCGCCAGTCCGTGGAGCGCCGCTGGGAGGTGATGGCCGCCCGCGCGATCATCGACGGCAAGGTCACCCTGGTCGGCGAGGATTACCCGGAGACGGTCATCGACTTCCGCCGCGACAGCGGCCACACCGTCACTCTCGGCGCCGGCCTGGGCTGGAACGAGTCAGGTGCCGACGTGATCGGTAACCTCAACGCCTGGCGGGAACTGGCCCGTCGCGCCAAGTTCGGCGGTCGCGTCGACAACCTGGTGCTGGGCAAGAACGTGCCGACCCACTTCCTGAACGCGGTTCGCGACACCGGGCTGCTCGATACCCAGGTGCGCGGTACCGAGGGCAACACTTTCAACATCGGCGTGCGCTCGATGGAAGAGGTGGAGTACCTGGGACGCTTCGACGGCGGTCTCGACGTCTGGGTCTACTCGGGCTACTACGAGGACGTCGACGGCAACCAGGTCGACGTTCTGGACCCGGACAGCATCGTCATGGCCGGCCCCGGTACCCGCGGCGTGCGCTGCTTCGGCGCGATCATGGATCGCAAGGCCGGCTACCAGCCCGCGTCGATGTTCCCGAAAATGTGGGAGCAGGAAGACCCGGCCGGGCTCTGGCTGATGACTCAGTCGGCGCCGCTGATGGTGCCCATGCGGCCCAACTGCACGCTGACCGCCAAGGTCATCAACTAACACACGGCACTGATCGAGGGCGGCCTGCGGGCCGCCTTTCAACCATCGCGAGGGTAATCAACCATGGCCAACGTCAACGCGATCGCGCTGCACACCATCCACCGCCCCGGCAAGCGCAAGGGCGAGCAGGAAGTCGTGCGCCCCAACAGCCCCTTCACCTGCCCGGCGGAGGAGTTCGAGACCCTGCAGGCCCGTGGCGCCGCCAAGCGCGACACCAGCAAAGCCGGACCGGCCAGCGAACCGACCAAGTCCTCCGGCAAGGGCAAGCAGACGCAGAAAGCCGGCGAGCAGAAAGCCGAGAGCACCGGCGAGCAGAAAGCCGAGAGCACCGGCGAGCAGAAGCCCGGCGAGCAGAAATCCGAGAACGCCGGCGACGACGGCCTCGGGGTCTGAGCATGGACTGGCGTCAGCAGATTCGAGATACCCGGCGCGTCGTTCACGAAACGATGGCGCTGGACTGCTGGCACTGCAGCCCGGACGGCAGCCAACGGGTGGCCGCCCGGGTCCGCTATCACTATAGCCGTGGGGCTCTGGGGCAACTCCCGGGGGCCGACGGGTATGGCGAGCGCGCCGAGAACTTCACCACGGTCGTCTACGACGTCGACGCCCTGACGCTGTCGCACGGCGACCTGCTGGTATTCGAGTCCGGCGAGGTCGTCCAGGTCGGCAACCGTCTTCCGCGCGACGTTCGCACGGCCTTCGCCCAGGCGGAGGTCGCGCAACTCGGCGAGGCGGTCTTCGCCCGTTACTCCTTCCTGACACCCGGCCAGGCGTGGGCCGGGTTGCCACCCGTTACCTGAAAGAGGACGTCGCCATGCAGGTACTCGACACTCTGACCGCCGATGGCTCCAGCGATGCCTTCAAGCATTTCGGGGGAGCGTCCGGGCTGATGAACCTTTACGTGGCCGGCAATCTGGGCGGCGGTACCCTGACCCTCGAAGCGGAAACTCCCGACGAGAGCGCCTATGTGCCGGTCGCCGAGATTACCGACCCGGGCATGCACGTTGTTTCGGCGGCGCCGTTCGTCGGCCGTGTGACTCTGACCGGGGGCACGAGCCCATCGCTGTCGGTCTGGGTCGAAGCCGAAGCCGCCTCGCTGAGTCAGCGGGTCCGGGAGGACGACTGATGCTCCGTCCCGCACTGCGCTCGGCGACGCAGACTGTGCTCCGGGCCGGGCTGTTGGCCCCGCGCGGCCCGAAGCTGCTCGCGCCGACGGCCTTGTCCGGCGAGTACGTGCCGGTCTTCGCCCCCGCCGACATCACGCTGGCCCAGGACTGATCCGTGCTCGGCTCGATCGTGGTGGCCGTCGACGGCATCGAGACGTTACCCGACATCGACGGCATGACGCCGGCGATCCTGCGGGCCGCCCGCCAGGCGGTCAACGCCGCCGCCGACCGGGGGCGTTCCTGGAGCGCCGCGGAGATGCGCAAGCAGGTCAACTTCCCGGCGAGTTACCTGCGCGGCCAGAACAGCCGGCTCAAGGTCACCCAGCGCGCGAAGGGCAAGGAACTGGAGTCGGTCATCCAGGGGCGTTTCGAGCCGACCTCGCTCGCCCGTTTCGCCAAGGGCAGCCGGTCATCGCACAAGAAGGCCGGCGGCGTCACGCTCGAGATCAACCCCGGCACGGCGACCTTCATGCGCCGGGCCTTCCTGATCCGCCTGCGTTCCGGGGTCAATTTCTCCGCCGAGGCGTTCAATCTCGGCCTGGCGCTGCGCGTCCCCCGGGGCCAACGACCGGACAAGGCCTACAAGCCGAAGAAACTGGCCGACGGGCTTTTCCTGCTCTACGGCCCGTCGGTCGACCAGGTGTTCCGGTCGGTCTCGGCCGACGTCGAGCCGCGCGTCTCCGACTACCTCAACGACGAATTCCTTCGCCTGATGGAGCTCGACAATGGCTGATGACACGATCCCCAAGCGCCTGCGGATCCTGCGCGCGCTGACCGAGAAGCTGACAGAGATCACCCCGACCAACGGCTACCAGACCAACGTCAGCGAGAACGTCTACCGCGGGCGCGCACGCTTCGGCGAGGGCGATCCGGTACCGATGATCGCCATCCTGCAGTCGCCGCGCACGCTCGACATTCCTCCGTCGCCGGGGGCGGGGGCGATCCGCAAGACGCCACTGGAACTGCTGATCCAGGGCTTCTGCGTCGACGACTTCCAGCACCCGACGGACCCGGCCGAGGTGATGATGGCCGATACCAAGCGCTGCCTGGCCGAGATCATCGCTGCGCTGGGCAAGCGACCCTACGTGTGGAACGAGATCGAGACCCTGAGCATTGGCCCCGGCGTGTGCCGGCCGCCGGACGAGGAAATCTCCGCGGTGGCGTATTTCTGGTTGAGCGTCACCATCGAGTTCACTGAGAATGTGACCGACCCCTACGCCGTTCCCGCGGCGTGATATTCAACCGATAGTCCTGAAATCAACTAGAGGTTACGGACATGATCGAGAAGCAGAATTACACGCTCGGCCGCGGCGAACTGTATTTCGACGACGGCTCCGGCGAGCGCTACATCGGCAACACGCCCGAATTCACGCTCTCCACGGCGACCGAGACGCTGGAGCACTACAACTCGGACAAGGGCCTGCGTAACCGCGACCGCAACATCGTGACCCAGGTCACCTACTCCGGGTCGTTCACTACCGATCACATTTCGCCGGAAAACCTGGCGATGCTGTTCATGGGCACGGCCGACACGCTGACCCAGTCGGCGCTCACCGGTGAGTCGGATGTTTTCGACAGCGTGTCGCCGATGCTCTGGTACCAACTCGGTACCTCCGACGCCGCCCCGGCCGGGGTGCGCGGCGTGTCCAACGTCAGTGTCGAGGGCGCCGGCGCGACCACGCTGACCGAGGGCTCCGACTACGAACTCGACGCGCAACTCGGCCGCCTGCAGATCCTGCCCGACGGCAACGTGAGCGACGGCGACTCGATCACCGTGACCTACGACGTCGACGCCACCACGCGCAGCCAGGTGGTCTCGGGGACCAAGCAGGTCAACGGCAAGCTGCGCTACGTGTCGTTCAACCCGGAAGGCGCCGGTGCCCAGCGCGATTACTTCATGCCCTCGGTGACGCTATCCGCCAACGGCGACTTCGCGCTCAAGGCCGAGAGCGACTGGCAGGCGATCCCGTTCAGCGCGGAGATCTCCAAGACCGAGACCTCGGAAGCCGTCTACGCCGACGGCCGCCCGTTCTCGGCCAACTGATAGCGAGGGGATCGTATGGCACTGAAAGATTGGTCGCTGCCGACCTCTTCTTTCCCGCTTCCGGGCGGCGGCGAGATCGCCGTCCGGGGCGTGTCTGCAGAGCAGGTAGCCGCGCTGGTCCGCGAGGACCGGGACACCCTGCGGGCGATCTACGCGCAGGTCACCGACCGCGACGATGTCCAGCAGGTCGCCCAGGCGGTCGAGACCGGCGAGGAGACCCCGGACGTGGCGGGTCTCGATATGCCGGATGTCGCCAACGAACTGTTGAACACGGCGCCGCAACTGGTGGCGAAGGTCATCGCCTGGGCTGCCGGTGAACCCGACCAGGTAGAAGCGGCTCGGCAGATTCCGATGCCCAGCCAGCTTGAGATCCTGGTCGAGATCGGCCGGCTGACCTTCGAGACGACCTCGCCGGGAAAGTTTCTCGAGGCCGTCATCGCGATCGCGAGAGCCGGGAACGCCGGCCTGGCGAGCGCCAGGCAGATTCAGCACGGATAGGGCTGGACGAATGGCTCTGGGGGCTGCGCAAGCAAGTCAGCCTGCTTCGCTCGCAGGGCCATCCCGACGCCGGCGACTACCCGGTCGCCAAAGTCTGGGAGGAATGCGCGATCGTCGCGCAGCGACAAAACCAGATGCTGGCCACGGGCGTCGGGCTTCTGCAGATGACGGTCGGATCTCTGCTTAGCAAGGAGGCCAGCAAGCAACTGAAAGAAACGATCGAGGGCCTGACGGATGGCGAAGTCTAACGTAGAACTGGTGATCCGGGCTCGCAACGAAGCGAGCAAAGCCCTCCGCTCGATCTCAGATGCCATCAAGGATGTCACCAAGGACCAGAAGACCCTCGCCGGCCAGGCAGGGTCCACCGAATCCCGCCTCGGGGAACTCGGCCGAGAACTCGGCAGTCTCGACGAACGGCTGAAATCCCTGCGCTCCGCCGGCCGCCTGGCCGGCGATCTCGACAAGACCACCACGGCACTCAACCGCCAGAAGGCCGCGACCCAGCAGGCCCAGCTTCGCTATACCGAACTGGCCAAAACGGTCAGCGATACCGAGCGCCCGACCAAGCGCCTGCAGAACCAGTTGGCGGCCGCCGAGCGCCGCCTGGCCTCCAACCGAGAGAAGACGGCAGCCCTCGAGCAGACGGTTGCCGGTCTTGCCCAGCAGTACGACGCAGCCCGCGCGGATCTCGGCGGAATGGTCGCCAGCGAGGACGACCTGGCGCGCAGTACCGCCCGCGCAGCGGCCGAGTTCACCGCGCTGCAGACCCAGATCCGCGAACTTCGCAAGGTCTCCAAGGGGGCGGCAGCCGCCGACCTGTCCGGGCTCGACGTACCGGGGCTGGCCCGTGCCGGGGAGGCGATCAGCAGCGTCGGCCGCCGGGTGCGCGAGGCCGGCAACGCGGCCGACCTGACGGCCGTGGACCTCAAGACGCTGTCTGCCGAGGTCGACCAACTCGAAGGCGTGGCCAAGGACATTGGCGAACTGCGCCAGATGGCCGCGACCTTCGCCGAGATGCGCCGCGAGTCGCTGGAGACCCGGCGGGTCTGGAAGGAACTCGAGGGCCAGACAAAGGCGCTCGCCCAGGAATTCGCAGCCGCCGACCAGCCCAGCCAGGAGCTCGCCCAGCGTCTCGGCGAGGCCCGTGCCGCTTCCCGGCAGGCCAAGTCCACCTACGAGCAGACCCGGGCCAGCGTGAAGCAGTTCGGCGACGTCCTGCGCGCGGCGGGGGTCGACGTTTCCGACATGGCCGCCGCCCAGAAGACGCTCGACGCCCAACTCGAGACTACCGCTCAGGTAATGGCGCGCAGCCGGGTCGAACTCGACCGGCTCAGCGACGAGCAGGCGTCACTTGCGAAGGCTCAGGGCGAGGCCGCCGCCGCCTCCGAGAAGGAGCAGGAGGCCCGCCAGGAAGCGCTCAAGGCCGGCTCCCGGGCGCTGCGGGTCTACCGCCAGACAAAGGGGGCGGTGGAAGAAGCGCGCACCGCCTACGAGGACGCGACGAAACAGGTCACCCGGATCGCCACGGCAATGCGCGAGGCCGATCAGCCGACCGCCGCGATGACCCGCGAGTTCGAGAAGGCCAAGAAGCGCGCCGGCGAACTCAAGGACAATTTCCGCGCGGTGCAGCAGGCATCCGGGCTGCTCGCCCGTACCCTGCGCGAGAACAAGGATGACGCGGAGGCGCTGGTTGCCAGTCAGCAGCAACTCGAGACGGCCCTCGACCGCAGCGCCTCGCGGCTGAACAAGGCCGGCACCGAAGCCAGCGCGGCCGAGCAACGCCTCCAGGAGTTTCGCGACGAGACGGAGCGGGCACGCAAGGCGGCGACCGAACTGGGGCAGGGCGCCGAGGCCGCCGGGCAGGGCGTCGACCGGTTCGCCGAGCAGGCGCGTCAGGCCGAGGCGGCGATGCGGGCCTTCCGCGACCAGGGGCGCACCACGCTGTCGTTGCTACAGCGCATGCGCGGCCAGGTTCTGGCTCTGGCATCGGCCTACGTGGGTCTTTACGGCGTGGGTTCCGGGGTGGCCAGCGTGGCGGATGCCCAGATCGGCCTCGAGGCGACTCAGTCGCGGCTCCGGGTGGCGGTCGGCGACGATCCGGAGAAGGTCGCCGAGGAACTGAAATTCGTCCGCCAGGTCGCCGACGAGTTGAAACTCGAGTTCCGCGGCCTCTCCGAGGAGTACAGTAAGTTCGCCGCCGCCTCGCGCGGGGCCGGGGCCTCCGCCGAGGAGACCCGGGCGATCTTCCTTGCGCTGGCCAAGGCCGGGCGTGTCAACAAGCTCTCGTCCGACGAGATGCGCCGGGCGATCAACGCTGTTACGCAGATGATGTCGAAGGGCAAGATTTCCGCTGAGGAACTGCGTCAGCAGTTGGGCGAGGTTCTGCCGGGCGCCTTCGACATTTTCGCCAAGTCGATCGGCGTCACCGGCGGCGAGCTCGACAAGATGCTCAAGGAAGGCTCGGTGCGCGCCGACTCGCTGGTCTACTTCGCCCGCGAGCTCGAAAAGCGCTTCGGCGAGGCCTTGCCCGGTGCCGTCGAGTCGACCTCGGCGAAGATCGCCGAATTCCGCAATACCATCTACGACCTCAAGCTGATCATCGCGCAGTCCGGCTTCATCGACTCGCTGGGCGACTCCCTGGAGCGGGTGACCGAGGAACTGGCCAAGCCGGAAGCCCAGGAGGGCGCGCGCGAGCTCGGCCGGGCGATCGGTTCGCTGATCGAGTCGATGGTCGACATGCTCGACTACATGGACGAGCTCATTCTCGGCCTCAAGCTGCTCGCCGCGGCGCTGGGGGTGAAGTGGGGGCTCAACCTGGTCGCCGGGATTGCCGAGGCGATCCGGTCGCTGCGCAAGTTCCGGGCCGCGGCGGGGCTGGCCACGGTGGCCGTGCGCGGGTTATGGCAGGCGATCACCGGCATCGGGCTGCTGCTCGCAGGCTGGTCGATCGCCGAGTGGGCGGCCAAGGAGTTTCCGGCCTTCGGGCGCTACTGGGCGGCCTTCAAGGCGACGCTGTTCACCGGCCTGCTCGATCTCAAGGCCAAGTTCCAGGTCACCGCGGTCGAGATCAAGGACGTCTTCTCGGGCAACATCAAGGCGCTCGGCTCGATCATCCTCAAGGCGGTGGCAAGCTGGGCCGAGAGGCTGAGCAAGCTGTTCAGTTTCGTCGGCGCGGACAGCATCGCCGACGGCCTCAAAAGCCTCAGCAGCACGGTCGAGGAGTACGCGTTCGACGGCTTGAGCGACGCTGCGCAGAAGAAGGTCGCCGAGATCAAGGCGGAACTGGCCAAGGCCAAGAAGGAGCTCGACGACAAGTATTTCGCCGAGTTCCAGCAGCGCACCAAGGCCCTGACCGGGGGCAGCGGCACCGGGCCGAGCCTGACGCCGGCCGCCGTGAAAAGTGCGGGTCAGGTGACCGGCCTGACGGTCGAGGGGATCCTCGGCCACGAGATCAACCCCAGCGACTACAACTCGGGTGACGGCGACACCGAGCAGCAGGCCAAGGAGCGTGCCGACGCGGTGATCGCCGAGGCGAAGCGGGTGACGGCCGCGGTCAACGCGGAACTCGAACGCCAGAAGGCCGAACTCGAGCGGACCTACGACGATTCGCTGATCACGGTGCAGGAGTATTACGACGAGCGCACCCGGATCGCCAAGGAGAAGATCGACGCTGAGATCCGCCAGCTTCGCACGCAGATGGCGGAGTTGCAGCGCGCCGACCCCGCAGCCACCAACGACAGCCAGATCCGTCGCCAGTCCCAGATCGCCGACATCCAGGCCCGGATCGTTCAGCTTACCCGGGACAAGGCCGAGGCCGAGAAGCAGTTCGCCCACATGGCGCAACAGGCCCGAGCCGACCTGCTCGACCAGGCCCGGCGCCTACGCAATCAGGTGCTGATCGAGCAGGGCAACGAACTGCAGGCGCAGTTGAACCGCAACCAGGATCAGTACGAAAAGCTGATCAAGGCCGCGGAGAAGCTGTCGGGCGTCGAAGGCGAGCGGATGCGCAAGAACGCTGAAATCTGGAAGAGCCTGTCAGACCAGAGTGCGGCGATCACTGCGGCCCGGCGCCATGCCGACGACGTGGCCCGCGCGGCCCAGGCGGCGTCGGCGATCATGGATGCGATGCTGGAAGCCGGCAAGACCGCGGGCGACATCACCGACCTCGAGGCCCTGCGTATCGAGGGGCATATCAACGAGGAGAAGATTCGCGAACTGGAGAAGGTCAAGCAGGCCTATGCGGGCGCCGGCAAGGAAGGGGCGGCGGCGGCGATGCGTGTCCAGGCGCAGATCATCAAGCTCAAGGCCGAACTGGACCCGCTCGCCAACAAGATCCGCGGCATCTTCGAGGACCAGTTCACGACGATGTTCAAGGAACTGGGCCAGGCCATCGCCAATGGCGAGTCCTCGCTCAAGGACGTCTTCCGCAACCTCGGCGCCAATCTGGCCGGCGAGTTCGCCGACATGTTCGCCAAGGAAGCCAGCCAGCAACTCATGAAGGCCTTCAAGGAAGCCGGGCTGTTCGACTTCCTGAGCGGTCTGATCATCAACAAGGACTGGGGTACCAAGATCGCCAAGGTCGGCGCCAGTGTATTCAGTTCGTTGGCCTACCACGACGGCGGGATTGCCGGTAGCCCCGGCCAGGGCCAGCGTCGGATGGTCTCGCCGTCATGGTTCTCCAACGCCGTGCGCTATCACGAGGGCGGCATCGCTGGCCTGCGCCCCGGCGAGGTCCCGGCAATCCTCGAACGTGGCGAGGAGGTACTGACCAAGGATAACCCTCGTCATTCAACTAACGGTGGCGGAGGCAACCAGGGGGCCATTAAGATAGTCAACACCTTCGACGCCGGCGAGATGGTGTCGGCAGGACTGAACACCTCGGCCGGCGAGAAGGTGATCATGAACTTCATGTCGCGCAACCGGCAGAAGATCAAGCGGACACTGGGGTAACGGGCATGGCCTACGAGAAAGGGACGGCGTCGGGTTACGTCGACTTCTACAACAAGCTCTACAGCTTCCTCACCAGCAACGCCGACCTGGTGGCCGCCGATCAGCACTGGAGTCTCGCCTGGGGGACGGCACCGCCGCTCTCCGGGACGCCCAGCGGGCAGGAGACCGATCTGGTACTGCGCGGGCCGGGGCTGGCGGGCAATGACGCCGTCTTCGTGGCGATGCGGCTTTTCCGGGACGCCGACGACGACGTTCACGGCATCTACATGCGCAGTTGCGATTCGGTATTGCCGTCCGCAGCCGCCTATGACGAGCATGTCAACGCGTCATCGTGGGTCTGGACGCCACTTTTCGACGACACCATGACCTACTGGTTCATCGCCAACGGTCGGCGCTTCATCGCGGTGGCCAAGCTGTCGACGGTTTACGAGGCGATGTACGGCGGGCTGTTCAAGCCGTTCTCGCCGCCCTCGGGGTACCCTTACCCGGTCTGCGTGGGCGGCTCCAGCGCCACCTTCCTGCGCTACTCGATCGCCGACTACCGGCACACGCACTTCGTTGACCCGGGACCTCGTGACGGCACCGCGGACGACGCCTCCAGCACCAACTCCACCGGCGGCGAGTCGTTGATCGTTCGCGAGCCCGGCGGAGCCTGGCAGAAGTTCACCAATCTCGACGGGCAAGGCACGGGCAAGACCTATCCCTGGGCTACCGCCAACTTCACCAGTGACAACTTCCTCGAGCGCTGCACGCCCTTGCTGGGCGGGGGGTATCTACTGACGCCGGTGACGCTGACCATCGACGTCGACTCGGTGCGCGGGGCGCTGGGCGTGCTGGACGGAGTCTACCATGTCGCCGGCTACGGCAACGCTGCCGAAAACATCATCACCCTTAACGGCCAGGACTACCTCGTGGTGCAGAACGTCTATCGTACCGACCTCGAGGGTTACTGGGCCTTGAAGCTGGAGTAACCGCCCATGGCCTATACTTCGTTCTCGCCCTCCGGTTTCGCCGAGACGCTGTCGCAGATCGCCGCCTTTCTGTCATCGGATATGGGCTGGTCAGCCAGCTACGACAGCGGTGCGGAGCAGGCGACCATCGTGCCGAAGGCCAACGAGGCGACCTTCGTACTGGGGTATTATTACGACGACGAGTACACGGGGAACTGGATCACCTGCCAGGTCTCCAAGGGCGGCAACGTCTTCACCGCCAACGTCAACATGATGCCGGCAGTGTCGAAGGTGTGGATCTTCGCCGGAAGCACGCCGGAGCCCTGGTGCCATGTCGTTATTCGCTCTGCGCCCGGTGACTACCACCACCTCTATTTCGGCTATCTCGAGCGCTACGGCGCCTGGTCCTGCGGTGCGGTGGCCGACGGCACGCTCTGGGACTCGAGTTATCGTTATCGGGAAAGCGCATTCCACGTCCACAACCACATGCTGTTCAGCGGGGAGAGCTACTGGGCGTTCAGCACTGCTGCCGAGAAGATGGGAGGGGTGCTGCTCGAAGGAGTCAATGTCTCGAAGGGCATCGCCCGGTTCGCGAGAGCGACCGGCAGCTATTCGATCTCCAGTTACCCGGATGACGCGTCCGCATACGCTGCCGCCTACGGGGGGTTCAAGGACCACGCCAACGGCGGGCTGGTCAGCCAGGGCACCCCTTTGCACAACGGCATCACGCCGATGACGCCGATCCTGCTGACGGCGGACTTCGACCTTAACGGGAACCGGACACCGATCGGGTCCCCGCCCGGGGTCCGCATGGTCAACATCACCGACTACAACCCCGAGGACGTGGTGACCTTCGGCGCGGACCAGTACCAGCTATTCCCGCTGGCCAACAAGACTCGGCCTTTGAATCTCTACGATGACCTTCCGACGGGGGTGATCGGCGGCTCGTCTTGGATGGGCGTCGCCGTGAAGCGGGTGTGACATGGCGATGATCATGGAGCCGTGGGTCGAGTGGTCGGCCGAATCCGTTCAGGGCGGCGATTCGCTGCCGGTGCCCGTGCCGGGGGCCGTCAGCCCTTATGCGATCGACCCGGCCTTGCCGGCATCAGGGTTCGGCGACAGACTGCCGGTGCCAGTGCGGCCGCAGGCCCGGGTAGCCGGCACGACCGGCGCCTCGCCGCTCGACGATATTTACGACACGCTCTGGGTCGTGCCCGGCGAGATCAACGTCGGCAGCCTGACCGCGACGGTGAGTCGCGAGGTGGAGGTCTGGAACGCCTACCCGGGAGCGGACAAGACTCTCTCGGCGATCAGCGTGTCCGGCGGCGAAGGCATCAACGTCACCGGGCCGGCGGCCCCCCACACCTTCGCCCCCCTGGAGAGCCAGGTCTTTGCCGTCGAGGTGACCCCGGCCGGGCCGGCGACCATCGACGCGCGTTACGACCTGACCTTCGACGGCGTGACGAATGTGCCGTTCTGGACGGTGGTCGGCCGGCGCATCATCGAGTGGGATGTCCCGCCCAACTGGGCGGCCGGCTACAACGAGACCCTGTCTTTCAAGACCGAGGTGCTGACCGCCTTCGACGGCACGGAGCAACGCCTCGCTCTGCGCCACCGGCCGCGTCGCGAGATCGAGTTCGAGCCGGTCTTCGCGGGGGACGCCGGCCGGCGGGCGAAGCGGCTGCTCGCCACCTGGCAGAACCGCAACTTTGCCATGGCCGACTGGGCCCGCGGCGTACATTGCGCCGGGCTCCCGGCCGGTACCACCTCGGTAACGCTCGATGAGCCGATCCCGGAGCTCGCGGTCGGCGACCTGATCGTCCTGCGCGGCGAGGGTGTCTCCCAGGCGATCGAGGTCGCGGCGATCGACGGGCTCGAGATAACGCTCAACTCGCCGGTAGCGGCCAGCTTCCCGGTGGGCACGCGCGCCTATCCCGGCCTGGTCGTTCACGCCGCGGCGTCGCTGACCGATCGTCGGCTGACCTCGGATGCCGGCCGGACCAGCATGCAGTTCCGCCAGGCTTACGCGACCGGGAAGCTGGATGCCGGCAGCGCCGCGACGACCTGGCGAGGCCTCGAGGTATTCCTGGCTCGGGCCAACTGGGCGCAGAATGTCGAGCTCGATCACGTATTCAACTTCACCTGGCTGGACAACGAGCGGGGGCTGTTCGCCTTCCGGACGCCGGAAGACTCGCCCAAGGACGTGCGCAAGATCACCGTGCTCAGCGCCTCGCGCGGCGAGGTCCGGGCACTGACGGACTTCTTTAAGCGTTGTCGGGGGCGCCGCGGCGAGTTCTACGCCCCGACCTGGGATCTCGACCTGCGGGTGCCCGACGGCGAGGTGCTGCTCTCCGGGGGATTCACGCTGCCGGTCAGCGACACCGGCGAGGTGGACCGGGTCGGGCAGGATCTCGTCTACCGCAACCTGTACGTGCGGCTTACCGATGGCACCGAGCTCTTCCGGCGGGTGACATCGGCGGACCTCGGCCCGGACGGCACGCCACGGCTGGCCCTCGACGCCGGCTGGCCGCGCAACGTCAAGGCTCACGAGGTCGCGTTGATCTGCTGGATGCCGCGCTGCCGGCTGGCCAGTGACCAACTGACCATCGAGTGGAAGACCGACGGGCTGGCGGAAGCCAGCATCGCCATGCAGACGCTGGAGGATCCCGACGAATGACCAACAACGAGATCGAGATCAGCGACGCGCTCGGCGAGCCGATCGACCTTTATCAGTTCTCCTACGGGGCAGGGTCGGCGACCCGGCTGCTCTACTGCGACTCGGACTTCGAGATCACCGTCGGCGCCGAGGTCTACTACCCCGGGTACATCGACCGGGACGCGATCAATACCTCGGGCAGCCTCGACAAGTCGGAGCTCGAGGTGACCGTGGCCGAGGACTCGCACATCGCCGAGTGGTTCCTGGTCTACCCGCCCTCCGAGGTGGTCGGACTGGTGATCTCGCGCTGTCACTATGACGATAGCACCGGCGAAGCGACAACTCCGCAGGTGATGTGGTCGGGACGGGTGCTGGCCTGCTCCCGCGAGGGCTACAACGCGAAGCTGCGTTGCGAGCCGGTGGCGACCTCGATGCGCCGCGTCGGCCTGAGACGGCACTACCAGTACATGTGTCCGCACGTCCTCTACGGCACCGACTGCCGGGCCAGTCGAGTCGCCAACACGACGGGCAATACCGCTCGGGCCGTCGGCCCGCGCACGGTCAAGGTGGACGGCAACGTGGGCGATCAGTACCGCGGCGGCATGCTCTCCTGGACGCCTGTCGGCAAGCCCGTGGAGCGGCGCACCGTGCTCAACGTCAGCTACGACGACACCAGCAATCAGACCCTGCTGACCGTGGCCGGTAACCCGACGACGCTGAACCCGGGTGACTCGGTCGAACTGGCCAAGGGGTGCCGGCACACGCTCGACGATTGCCACGGGGTCTTCGACAACGCGGTGAATTTCGGCGGTATGCCGTACATCCCGACGCAAAATCCGCATGGCACGACGTCGATCTATACCTGATAATGCAACCATAAGTTGCTTTTTCGACTGACGAGGTGAGCGATGGGATTCTGGTTCGCGCTGGCGATGACGCTGATCTTCAACGTGATCTCTTACATCCTGCGCCCCAAGCCGGATACCTCTGGGGACTGGCAGTCCCAGGACCTGCGGGCGCCGACCGCCGATGCCGGCAAGCCGGTACCGGTGGTGTTCGGCGAGATAACCGTCGTCTCGCCCAACGTGATGTTCTACGGCGACATCGACAAGGACGACTACGAGGTGGATGCATGACGGTGACCATCGACGATATTCGCCGATTCCACTGCACGCGCGGGATCCGGCGCTGGTTCGAGAGTCAGGGCCTGGACTTCCGGGCATTCCTGTGCAGCGGCATCGCCGCCGATCGGTTGCTCGCGACCGGGGACGCTCGGGCTAAGCAGGTGATCGACGCCAAACGGGCTGCGCAGGAGGCGGATCGGTGAGCATCGGAGGCGGCGGCGATGCCAAGCAGTCGGTCACCGACTATTTCGCGTCGGTCCATTACGGCGTGTGCGCCGGGCCGGTGGATGCCGTTACGCAAGTCTGGTACGGCGAGAAGCTGGCATGGAAGGGCAACGTCACCGGCTCGCAGGCGGTCGCCATCGACAAGGAAGGGCTGTTCGGCGGCAACAAGTCCGAGGGAGGGCTGGTCGGCACACTGGAGATGCTGCTCGGTAACGACGACCAGGTTCTGCCTGCGTCCGCCGTCGAGGTGCTGCGTCGCAACGGGGCGACCGGCCAGACCGACCCGCAGAAGGTGCCGGCCTATCGTAAGATCCTGTCGGTGTTCATGCACGGTGGATCCGAGGGCGCCAATATCGGCTCGAACACGGGCTACATCAAGGCGTTCTGGTTTCGCGTTCGTCGGGCCCCCAAAGGCTGCCCGTTCGAGCCGACAATCATCGTCAACGACATGCACCTGGCTAACCCGGCGGCGATCATCTGGGAGTGCCTGGCCAACGGCGTGTGGGGCATGGGCGCCCCGGTCAGTTTGATCGACGCCGATTCGTTCGTCGCCGCGGCGCAGACCCTCGCGAACGAGAAATTCGGCCTGGCGATGATGTGGAAGGAGCAGGAGTCGATCGAGGACTTCGTCGCCCGGGTACTCGACCACATCGAGGGGTCGCTGGCCGTCGACCCGTTCACCGGGCTGTTCCGCCTCAAGCTGGTTCGCGACGACTACAACGTCGAGGACCTGCCGGTCTTCGGGCCGCACAACGCTCGGCTCAACAGCTTCGAGCGCCGGGCCTGGGGCGAGACCACCAACGAGATTAACGTGTCGTGGACCAACCCGGAGAACGAACAGACGGAGACCGTCACCGTCCACGACACCGCCAACGTCAACCTGCAGGGCGGCACGGTGGTCTCCGAGACCAAGAACTACTCCGGTATCCGCGACGTCGACCTGGCATTGCGCACCGCGACGCGCGACCTGCTGGCTTCGGCGTCGGCCCTCGCCAGTGCCGAATTGCAGGTCAATCGCCAGGCGTGGCGGATCCTGCCCGGCGACGTGATTGCCTTGACCTGGCCGGCTTACGATTACGAAAGGGTCCCGATGCGAGTGTCGAGTGTCGACTACGGCAAGCCCGGCGACAGCACGATCACGCTCTCGCTGCTCGAGGATGTCTTCGGCATGCCGGCCCAGACGTATGTCGAGTCGACCGGCTCGGCCTGGGTCAACCCGGCTGTTCAGCCGTCGTCGCTGCCCTACCGGCAGGTCACCTCGGTTCCCTACTACGTGGCGGTCCAGAAGGCCGGCGAGGCGGCGAGCGAGGCGATCGCGGATACCTCCGACTACGACGTGGCGTTCGGCTCCCACCCGCAGCGTGGCGTGTTCAAGTTTGATCTGGCGGTCCAGCAACCCGACGCCAACGGGGATCTCGCCTGGGTCGGCCGCGGATCGGCAAATCTTTCCGCCTACGGGGCGCTGCTCGACGACCTGCCGGCGGAGACCACCAGCGTCATACCTGAGATCGACGATCTGGTGCAGGGCGGTCGAGCGATCGCCGGCGCGCTGGCATGGATCGGCCCCGTCGACCAGACCGGCGAACTCGCGCTGATCAAGGCCGTGGACGGTACCGGCTATACCCTGACCCGCGGCGTGCTGGATACCGTACCCAAGGCCTGGCCGGCGTCGACCCCGGTTTGGATCATCCCGGCGGCGTCATGGGCGACCACCGGCATCGAGCGGGCGATCGGCGAGACGGCCTCGATGCGCTTTCTGCCGACGACGGCGCTGGGCCGGCTGGCAATCGGCGACGCCAGCGACGTCACCGGCAGCATGTCCGGCCGTTTGCACCGGCCCTACCGGCCGGCGAAGGTGCAGATCGCCGGAGAAACCTGGCCGTCGGCGGAGACGGCACGCAGTTTCCCTCTCACCGTTACATGGGTCGGCCGCAACCGGCTCGAGGAGACGACGCTGGTCAACGACTGGGAGGACGGCGCGGTCGCCCCCGAGGACGGCGTCACCTACACGGTGGAACTGTTCGGCGAGGACGGCGCGGGCAACGTCACCAGCTACCACGTCGAGGACGTAGGCACGGCCACCAGCTACTCGATCGACGTGGCAGCCGACCCGCCCCCGGCCGGGGCGGTGTATTTGCAGATCGAGGTCCGCTCGGTACGCGACGGGCTGGCCTGCTGGCAGGCGATCCGCCATCGCATACGCCTGTTTAACCCGCCGAGCACCATCAACGCCGTCCGCATCGACCTCTACGGGCCCGGCGACCTGCTGGCCGCCGCCATCGACCTCATCGCCCCCACCGATATCACCGCCACGGAGACCTGACATGGCCCTCAACATCACCTGGACCGACACCAACGAAAGCGAAGACGGCTACAACGTCTATATCCGCGACACCCCGATGACCTGGCCCAGCGACGTGCCGGCACCGGTCGTCACCAATGCCGACACGACATCCTACGCCGCCAACGTGGACACCACGGTGGATCAATATGTGATCGTCACCGCTGTCAAAGGCGGAATCGAGGTCGCCGCCGAACAGGTCCACTTCGACCCCGCGGGTTCTGGCGGAGGCGGCACCGACGACTTCTCAAGCGCGCAGATCGGCGACCGGATCGGCGGCGGGATCTATGCAGGCATCGACACTATCGGCGGCACCGATTACCACATCGTCTCAGGCGACGCCGCTTCCGAGGCATACGGGCTGGAGTGGAAGACCTCGCGCACGACGACCTCGGGAACCGGCAGCGACACCGACGGCCTGGCCAACACCCAGGCGATGGAAGCGGCAGGCATCGCCGATCACCCGGCGGCGCAGCACTGCGTCAACTACACCGGCGGCGGGCACACCGACTGGCACATGCCGGCGCACAGCCAGCTCACGCTGATGTATGGCAACCTGGCCGGCCACGCCGAGTTCGCCGATAACGTCAGCTCCGGCGATTACACCTGGGCTTCCACGGAGTACTCGTCGACCAACGCCTGGGGTCTGAGGTTCTCCGACGGTAACGAGAGCACCGGCGGCAAGGACGCCACCATTCTACGGGTTCGTCCGGTCCGCAGGGTCGCGGTTTAATTCTCAGCCGGCGCCGACAGGCGCCGGTACTCACGCCGGGCGCAGCCCGGCTAAGGCGAGGACGTGTCCAGCATCACCCAACACCTTCCGATCTACAGGACCACCTATGCGCTGCTGCAGGTGGTGATGAAGGGTCTCAAGCACTTCTCGCGAGACCTTCGCCCCACTCTCGGCAACCGCCTCCTCAACGAAGTGCTGCGGCTGATCACCGCGATCTACCGCGCCCGAGCCACCCGGGATGACCGTTCGCGGGTTAAGCATCTTCGTGCTATATTAGAAACTATTGAAGTTGTCGAGCCGCTGCTGCAACTGTGTCATGACATGCAGCTCCTCCCGCGCGAGGTCTACGCGGAGACGGTCGAGCTCACCAGCAGCATCGGTCGCCAGGCCGGGGGCTGGTTACGTGACGCCCAGCAAAGCCTCGACGACCGCCCGTTGCATGCCGGGTAGTGCCGGCGCCCGTTCTATGGCGGCTACGGCTGCCTCAGCAGTGCGCATTACCTGGTCGCGCCCATGCCACAAGGCATGACAGGCCCCTCCCGCGGTAGGGGCAACTTCCCGGCTGATCGGCACTGCCTTCGGCGGGGCGGCGTGAAGGCGCGATGAAACTCACGGAGAACTCGTCGAACAACGCCTGGGATCGGAGGTTCTCCGACGGTAACGAGAACAACAACAACAAGGACAACACCAATCGACGGGTTCGTCCGGTCCGCAAGTAATCAGGATGCTCCCGGCATGCAGCCCACGTTCCAGGAAGTCACGCTCGCCTACCTCGACTGCCGCCGGCACAAGCGCAGCACCGAAGCTGCTATGCACTTCGAGAATCACCTGGCAGGCAACCTTCGGCGACTGCACGGCGAGCTATGTGACGGCAGCTACCGGATCGGCCCATCTCGCTGTTTCGTGGTGCTGCACCCCAAGCCCCGTGAGGTGTGGGCGGGTGCCTTCAGGGACCGGATCGTCCACCACCTGGCCTACAACCGGCTGTCGCCCAAGGCGTATCGCACTTTCTCCGCCGATTCTTGCGCGTGCATCCCGGGGCGGGGCACCCTCTACGGTGCCAACCGGTTAGGGGGTCACATTCGCTCGGCGACCAAGAACTGGTCGAAGCGGGTCTACTACCTCAAGATGGACCTCAGCAACTTCTTCGTCAGCATCCACAAACCGACCCTGGCGAACTTGCTGGAGCCTTTGTTCGAGGACGACTTCACCCGTGATCTGGCACGGCAGATTCTCTTTCACGACCCCACGCGATCCGTCGAGATTCGCAGCCCGCGCTGGAAGATGAACCGGGTGCCGCGCCACAAGAGCCTGTTCAACGCTCCGCACGGCTGCGGCCTAGCCATCGGCAACCTGCCCTCCCAGTTCGAGGCCAACGTCTACCTGAATCTGCTTGACCAGTTGGTCAACCATCGGCTCAAGCCCGCCGGTTATATCCGCTATGTCGACGACTTCATCCTGCTGCACGAGGACCGCGACTGGTTGCTGTCCGCCCAGGCGCAGATCGAGGCGTTCCTATGGCAGCGCCTGCGGCTCCAGGCCAACCCACGCAAGACGGTGATCAACACCTGTGAGCGAGGCGTCGATTTCGTGGGGCAGGTGATCAAGCCCTGGCACCGGGTCGCCCGGAGCACCCTATACCCCGCCGCGAAACGAGCGATACGCCAGGCGCCCGACGACACGACACGCTGCGCCTCGGCCAACAGCTATTTGGGTATTCTGGGTCAGACGGCCAGCTACCGACAACGGGTGGCGCTTTGCGAAACGGCCGCGGCCTACGGGCACCCGGTTGACCCGGAGAGGCGGAAGGTGCTCGCCGAGCAGAAACCGGCTGCGACTCAGCCTGCACCTGCGCTAGGCTCACGGCAGTAATGGTTCCGGTCGACGAGGGCATACTATGCCGCCAGAAAGCATCGAGCAGCGACTCTCCGATCTCGCGACCTCCCAGGTCCAACTCGACGGGAAGGTCACCGCCATCAGCAAGAACATGGAAGAGATCAACGTCACCCTCGGCCAGGTGGCGGAGGCGCTGACCACGATTGCCGTACAAGGCGAGCAGGTCATGGCGCTGCGGCGAACCGTTGACCAACTCACCGGCGACATGAAGGTCCTCACGGATCGGCAGCGGGAACTCGAAGTCGAGGTGGCCCAGAACACGGCGCTGCGGACCTGGTCGTTCCGGCTGGCTCTGGGCGGGGCGATCGCCGTCGTCGGCTTCGTCTGGAAGAAGGTCACCGACGGCATTTGACCGCAGTTTCAACTATTTGTTGAATTTACGCCGACGCTTACGCGGCTTCTCGAAGTGGGTCGGTCGAACTACCAGGAAGGCCAGCATCGGCAGCCATAGGGCGCAGAGCAGCATCGCGCTGAACAGCGGCTTCACCTTGCGCTCGCGCAGCGCCGGCCGGGACATCGGGTGACGAGCGACCACGGCCAGGGCAAAGGCCACGGCCAGGGCGCCGCCGGCGTACATCGTGATCAGGGCGTTCATTCAGGTCTCCAGATAGAGCGCGGTCAGCGCGACAAGCAGGGACAGGGCGAGCAAGCGGCCCCGCCAGACGGGGAACACGAGTGCGTCGATCAGCAGGACGAGACTGGTCACTCCGAGCAGGGCCGGCATGGTTATCTCCCGGTGTCGGGGTCGTTGTTGTCGCGGACCGCGAGCGTGGCGTGATAGACCGTGTCGCACCATCGACATTGTCGCGTCTCGTGGCGCTGCCCGGTGTACGGGCTGAGGTAGGTCTCAAGGACCCGGTATTCGCACCGGGTCGGGGCCTCGCAGGACGAGTCACGGCGGGGCATCAGGCGGCCTCGACTCGAGTCATCTTCGCCAGGAACTGGACGAGGGGTTTCGACCAGACCCGTCCATCCTCGCCTCGGTAGCAGACAGTGATCGGGTAGCCGGGGCGCTGGCTGTTCGTGTTGGTGACCAGTTCGACGCGATACCGTTTGCCGTTCTCGTGACGGTAGGTGTCCCACACTACGGGTATCCGGGGCGGCTCGAAGCCCCGCTCGAGCGGAGAATCGGCGGCGGCTTGCGGGGCTTGCTCGTTCGCTTCCAGGCGCCGGATCGCCTCGTCGCAGATCAGTAGAATCTCGACCTCGCCGCCCGCGAACTTGTCCTCGTGCTCGTCGATCAGCAGTCCGCCAACCCAGGCAGCCCCCTCGGAACGCTTGGCGTAGTCGCGCGAAGCGAGGTTGTCCTCGGGCGCCGAATTGAGCGCCGACATGACGTGCGGGCTGTCGGCAAGGTGGCTGTTGCTGATGATGTTCTCCAGCATCCTTGCGCGCGTCGACATGGCGGCTAGCTGGTCGGTCGTCTCTTCAAGCTGCACACAGACTCGGTCGAGATCATCGTTCTCGGCGCGGGCCCGATCGCTGGGCCATACGAAGTCGTTAGACACGGGGTTCTCCTTTCGCTGTTCAGTGGTCGCCGTCTATCGGGTCGGCGTCGAGGGTATTGCCGTCGGTGTCTATCTCCTGGGCGTACCATTCGACGTTCTCCAGCGCGGCCTCGCGCACGGCATCTTCCCGTTGCTGGGTTGTCATCGCGTCCCAGTCCTCGCGCGGCATGCCGATTTCATCGGTCGTGACGCAGCCGACCAGACCCATTCGGGTCGTGACGCGAATACGAATACCGTCAGGCACGGGGGCTCTCCTTTCGCGATTGGCGAATCTCGTCGCGGCGTTCGCAGACGCGTTGCCAGGTGGCGCAGAAGCCGCAGGGTTGATTGGCGCGGTCGCCGTTGTCCCAGTCCCAGAAGCCGGGGACGCTATGCGAGTGCCCCGGGGCCTGACTGGAATCTCGGCAGTGGCGGTGCTTGTCTTCGAGGTGGCTCATCAGCGCGAGCAGCAGCACGCGATCCCGGTGAGAGTCATCGTGGGCGGTGTCGCGCTGCTCGTAGAGCTCGCCCAGGCGGATCCGCTGGGTCTCCATCTCGGCATAGGCCTCGGTAAGAGCCTTGTCGGCCGTGAGGCACCGCCGGGCCAGTTCGTCCTTCGTCAGGCGCATCAGATCGCGCTTGGTTTCGGTGGTCATGACATGTCCTCGGCTTGGCGGCGTTCCGCGATACGTTCGATCTTGGCGGCGCGTTCCATGAGGAAACGAGCGGCTTCGCTATTGCCCATTTCCAGGGCCGCAGATTTCAGCGCCTCCGCCTTGGCTTGGGCGATGATGCGGGCGAGGCTGGTTTCGGGAGTTTCGTCCAGCAAGTCTCGCATCCAGCTCCAGCGCAGCGTCGAGAATGCCCGCACATACCCTTCACGTAGCCGCTCCACATACGCCGCCAGCGCGACGCGCTCGGCAAAAGCCTCAAGCAAGACGCTGACGGAATCGACCACACTGGCCGGCAAAGTGCCGGCGTCAATGTGTGGCTGCAGAATCTCGGCGGCTTGCCAGTAGTGCTCAGATGCCGCCCGCGGGTCGCCGGATAGCGATCGGTCTTCCAGTTCTGCGGTCAGTGTATCTACCTTCGCCGCCATCGCGTCGCGCTCGTCAGCCCAAGCAACATAGTCGCGGCCCAGTTCCTCGCCTCTGGCCTGATGCTCCTGCCCGATGGATGGACGGCCCGCGGCGTAGCGCTCGACGTTGGCCCAGGTCTCCTCATAGATCGGCTCCCAGTCAGGCTCGACGACCACACACTCACGGGTGCGTATGTCCTTTACGGACAGATAGCGGCGCAAGTCCTTTTGGTCTGCTTCCGCCAGATCCGCCAGCTTCACGACGATATAGCGTTCTTCACGTTGAAAGTCGCTCATTCCACATCCTCCCCTTGCGCTTGGCGGCGGTTATTCCTGTTACGGTCCGTGGCTTCTGAGTTCTTTCGGATAGCCCACATTTTCACCGGCCGGCCGATTTCATGCGACGCTACTCGTAACCAGTCACTTAAGGTAAACAGGGTTATCTGAACCTTATCCACGGTTAGGTAAACGATTTCATACCGCTTAATCATTGCTCGTTCTCCGGTAGTTCGGTGCCGGCCCGTCTCGCGGAATACCCTTTGGCTACGATGTCGATTGCAATTTCCGAGAGCGTCGATCGCCAGACCTCCACGCCGTTCTTGCAGCACGCCACGCCGGCGATTCCACCGGCGTCGTCGTAGATGATCTCGGCAGAGCAACGATTGGATAGCGGCCCGTGAACTTTCTCGAAAAGCCTCAAGACTTCCGCCTCTTCCAGCAGGAGCATCACTCTTCTCCGTCGTCGATTTCGGGTTTTAGCACCGCCGCTACCTCCTCGCCCAGCGAGTCGACCTCGGCCTGCCAGCGGCTAATCTGGGTCTCGATGACCCGCTTGATCAGGTCGTTATCGATGTTGGCGGTGACGACAGGACCTCTATGTATCGGGACGGCGATCTGGAGGACTCCTGTGTCCGGGACCTGCTGCAGGCAGGCCTCTCCCCGGGATATGCGGTCGCGCAGAGTCTGACGACGGGTGACCTTCTCCCAGGCTTCCTGGAGGCGCTGCTCTATCTTGTCGATGTTCCGGCGGCATTCGTGGCTCATGGCAGTGGCTCCCAGCGGGTAAGGGGTTGATCAGCGCGGATATACAGCGGGTGCCTCGGGGCGCCGGACTTCGTGGACCCGAGACACCAGAGCCGGGCTCCGACCTCGGACAGGGCCTCCGCGACCTCCGCCACCCGTTCGGTCCTGGCGTTGGCGCCCCAGGCGCAAATCACGTCACCGTGCTCACGGGCGAGACGGGCGAGCCAGCTATCGTTTTCCGGGCCGACCGGATCATCCTGCAGCCATAAGTCCTTCGGGTGGGTCGCGCGAAAGGCGTAGAGATTGGCCACGATCAGGCCGTTGCACCCCCAGGTCTTCGCGAAGCCCCGGCAACGACGGATGGTCGGGTCATCCATCTCGGCGTCGGCGGTACTCGGGTTGAGCATCAGGAACAAAGCGGTGCTGCGCTCCGGGTTATCGACTTCGCTCGGCCGGCTGAGGACATAGCGGTACCGGCCGCAGGAACTGATGACCGCGCTCACGAGTCACCTCCGTCCGTTGTTCCCAGATCGCCACTGAGGTCGAACTCTTCCTCCGGCTGCTTGTACTCGAGCAGATCGACCAGCGCGTCGACGACATCGCCGATCAGCTTGAGTTCGATGGCGCTGGTGGTCTCCCAGACGTAGACCGGGTCGTCGTCCTCCTCGTCGATCTCGACCTCCGGCCAGGAGAACGACTTGAGTGCGAAGTCCTCGGTCAGCTTGAAGCCGAACCCGTCCAGGGCGAGGCGCATGTCGACGACCCGGAACCCCACGGCAAGCTGGTCGCGGATCTCCTGACTGGTGACCAGGTCGACACCGGCATAGGTAACGGTCTCGGTCTCCTCGCCGCGGCGTTTCAACTTGACGGCGTCGCCCACGTTGAAGCGGCCGAACGGCTGGACCTCGGGGTCGGTCGTGTCGATCTCCTCGATCAGCTTGGCGCTGAGGCCGCGGCTGATCTCGCTGACGTGGATCGTGCGGGTCTGCAGGGCTTCCATGACCTGCACCAGGCGCTGCAGCACCGGGTCGGCACCCTTGCGGCTGGCTGCGTCGACGATCAGGTACTGGCGCTCGGTGTCGTAGAAGGCGTAGGTCAGCAGGGTGCGGACAAGGGCGGTCTGCGCCAGTCTGCGGATCAAGCCCTCGCGCAGTTCCTGCTTCTCGACCTTGGTCACCTTGCGGCCCGTCGCCTTCTCCTGGGCCTCGACGTCCTCGCTGAGCATCCGCGAGACGATCGACGGCGGGATCACCCGTTCGTCGGTGCGCAGGATGAACGCATATCCGTTGGGGAAGCGGGTAACCAGCTTGCCGGTGATCGGGTTCTCGACGAAGGCGTGGCGCCGCAGTTCGCCGGGCTGAATCGGCGCATACGGCAGTTCAGCGAGGTGACCCTCCAGCGTGGCGGCATCGGGCAACTCCGTGCTGTAGACGCGAGCGTTACGGATCATGAGTTGAATAATCTCTCTATGGTTGAAATTCACCACACAGTTAGGCAGCCGGAATGCCGGGGGCCGTACCCCGCGACGAGCCGGGCTTGGAAGTGGCGCTTGGTGGTTCGGCCGGCGACCTGCGCGCCGGTTTCGATACGGTCAAGGTCGGCGGTTTCGAGCCCGACCAGGGTCAGTGGCGGAAGCTGGCTGAGGATCTTCCGGGCAACCTTGTACCGGCTCGGCTTCATCCGGTAGAGCGCCGGCAGGCTGCCGACCTGAGCCGCGGTAATCATCGAGCCGTCTCCGCTTCCAGCGTCAGCATCGGCGCCGCCTGTTGCCAGGGCAGGTCGGCAAGCTGGTGATTCGGCTTGCTGCTCAGGTGGAAGCCGTGGCAGACGTGGCAGGGGTAGAGGCTTTGCTCGCGCCTGCAAGGGTCGCGCCGGATCCGTGCCAGGGCCTCGGCGGCGTCGATGCGAGTGGCATAGCGCTTCTTGACGCAGAACACGTCGCCGGAGGGAAGGCGATAAGCGATGGGCGGGCGGCTCTCGTCGAGGACGACCGGTTCGGCATCGAACAGGGCGACCAGGTGGGCCATCTTGCGCTCCCGCTGGCTACGACTCGGGGCGCACTGGGCCGCTTCCCAGCGGCGACGGAATTTGCAGACGCTCATCTTCATCGACTTCGCTCCTCCATCCGGCGATGATCGCAGATTAGGGCACCGCCGGATGAGATGTCAACTTTTAGTTGAAAAGTCAGCCGCGACGATGCCGCCCGTTGCGACGCAGAGCCGCCTCCTCGGCTTCGTAGTCGTCGCGGCACCCCGGCAGGCCGGGCACCTCGGGCGGACAGAACGACAGTTCCTTGTCGATCACCTCGTTGCAGTAGAGGCACCGTCCGGTCGGCCGTTTGCGAGCCCGGGAGGCCGTCTCGGCGATCTGGCTGTCGAGTACCTGCTGCGCCAGTTCCATCTCTCGGTCGAGGATCTTTTCGTCAGTCACGGTGGCCACCCTTGCGGTTGCTGTCGGAGAAGACGCCAGGGGCAATGAGCTCGGCAGAGCGTTCGGCGCGGAACAGAATCATCCCCAGGGTGTAGACGATCGCGCCGCGCAGTTCGTGGACCGCCTTCTCCGGCTTCATGGCACGGCTCTCCTGCGTTTTCTTGCAGACCTGGTAGGCCATGCCGCCGTCGTCGTCGAGTTGCCGGCTGATGGAGAGCATGCGCTGATTAACGAACGGCAAGTCGTTGGCGTGACGTTCCCGGCCCTTGCCGAGGGCCATCTGCTCATAGGCGCCGAGCAACGCGCAGGCGGATTCATGGTAGGGGTGCCCCGGGTCGGCGAATGCGTCGATGAGATCTTTTCGGGCCTCTCGGAAATTGAGAGTGAGGGCGTCAGCCACCCCGGACGGTACCGGAGCCTGTTCGGTGGGGAGGCTTGCTCGAGTTGGATGCTGCGGATCAGACACGGTCTTGCTCCTGCGGTGAGTGAACGGTTGCCATGTACCAGCAATATGACGTTTGACTATCAACTAAAAGTTGACTAGAGTCAACGCCGAACCCTTACGGAACTGAGTGATTATCGGCGGCAGGCCCCATGAAAACGCCTTCGTGCGTATGAGTGTGCCCGGATCTGCAACTGGTAGTTGCAAGGTGGAGGAAAGTGAGATGCGTCAGCAGCCTCGTAACCACCGCAGGCCCTGGACCGACGAAGCCCGGGGGCGGCTACTCGCCAAATGGCGCAAGGGCCGCACGCCGGCGCAGATCGGCCACGACATGGGGCGAACCGTGCAGGCGATACGTGAGGAGTTGCGTCTGCTGGGCATCGACCCGGAGACGTCGACAGCGGAAACCCTGCAGGGGGTCGTCTCTCCGAAGCCTGCCCCTTATCAGGAGGGTCAGACATCGGCACACGAGAGCGACTGCCCCTACGGGGTCAGCACCTCCGAAGAGCGGGTCAACCGCGGCTGGTGGCTGGCGGGGTTTCACGACCGACGATCTTGACGATGGCGAAGCGCCGTCGTCACCGATTCGACGCGTCCTCAAATACCCACACGTTTTGTAGGACATTGCCTATACAGCGGCTAGTCTACGCTAGGTATTCTGAGCAAACTGGACATGCATACAGTAAAATGTACGCGGGAAATTAACCTCATAAAAATCGCTCGAGGTCTCGATGCGGGAAATCTACCTAATGCAAATCGCGCTCTACGCCGAGTTCTACGAGAACGAGTACGGCCGGAAGCCGAGAGTTCTTTACGTTCGCCGGCCGGTATGGGAGTGCCTGGGGCAGCCCGACATCGCGTCGGGGGTCCGGGTCGTCCCGGCGGACGAGATGACGGACCTGGTGACCGCGGAAAGCGGCAGGAAGGTGTAACCGGTCGCCAGGCATGCGAGTGGTTGCGAAACCCTCGATTCGTGCTCACCCGCATGCCGGTCAGTCGGAGCAGCACCGGGCCGCCTCTCACCGTTACCGATTCGTCCCGTAGAAACCGCACCGAATGACCCACCCGGCAAGGGGGCTGTAAGGCAACGGCCCCCCGCCAGGAGAAGCAGATGATGAGCAGCCCGGAACGCACCCCCGAATACGATCACCTCGTCAGCCTGAAAACCTTCGCTCGTGAGCTCGGCATCAGCCGCACCACGCTCTGGCGGATGGGCCAGCGCGGAGAGATCCAGCCCCCTACCACCATCAGCCGAGGACGTGTAGGGTATCCCCGTTCAGTCCTCGAGGAACTCAAGAAGCGTCAAACGGTATGACCGCGGTGATCCGAGGGGGCTGAAACCCGAGGTTTTCAACAGCCCCCAGAACGGCCCCCTCGGAAAAAGCAGTATCCATAACCGACTGTTAATTAAAGGATTTTATTTAACTTCGGAGGTGATTGGATGTCAGATTTCCCATTGGTTTCAAGCTGTTTCACCTTGTTTCAATACCCTTCCTGAACCCTCGCCGTTGACGTATTCTATGCTGTAAGTTGTTTCACGTTGTTGCAGGTAGTTTCACTCCTACAGCCCCCGGCAAAGGGTCACAACAGCCCCCACGCCCTGATCGCTTACAGCCCCCTTATGCTCACTGACAAGAAGCTGAAATCTCTCAAGCCCCGGGACAAGGAGTACACGGTCTCGGATAACGACAGCAGCCGCGGGCAAGGCCGCCTGGTGATCCGGGTGCGGCCGAGCGGCGCCAAGGACTGGCTCTATTTCTACTATGTCGACGGCAAGCGTCGTAAAAAGGCGCTGGGCAAGTACCCCGTGGTCTCGCTCAGCCTCGCCCGGCAGAAGGCCGCCGAGCGGGCCGAGGAGGTGGCCGACACCGGTTACATCGCCGAAGTCACCGAGCCGGCGGAGATCGGGTCCGTGGGCGAGTTGCTAACCGCATACGTCGAGGACCTGCGCGACCGCGGCAAGCGATCCGCCGATGACGTCGAGCGGTTTTTCCGCTGCTATATCGAGCGCCCTGCACCGGCTCTATGGGCAAAGCCGGCCAACGAGGCCACGCCGCACGACTTCCGCGACGTGCTGGCCCGGCACATCAAGCGCGGCGTGACGACCGCAGTCAATCGGGTCCGGGCGAATCTCCATGCCGCCTACCAATTCGCGCTGCAGGCAGAGTTCAACCCGCGGTCGCCTGGCGGCCGGCACTGGGGCCTAACCAGCAACCCGATCTCGCTGATCCCGCTGCAAGCGGACTACGAGCGCCAGGGCGAGCGCGTACTCGAGCCGGGCGAGGTAAAGGCGTTCTGGCAGGGGATCGGCAAGACGGTCAGCGTGGGGCCTCAATGCGCAGCCCTGGCGCGTCTCTGCGTGGCTACGGCCGGGCAGCGCCCGACCTCGCTGCTACGCCTGCGTGTCGAGGATCTGGACTTCGACAAGGGTCTGGTATCGGTGCCGCCGGAGTCGACGAAGACCGGCAAGCCTCACGTCTTTCCGATGAACCGGCATTCGCGGCGGCTGCTGAGCGGTCTGGCGGCCCAGGCGAAAGACAACGGCGAGGCCCGGCTGTTCGCGAGCTCGCACAAGAAGGACAGCGCGTTGAACGTCCGGACCCTGAGTACGGCGATCGGCACATACCGCGAGCAGCACAAGGCCAAGCACTGGACGCTACGCGACGTTCGCCGCACGGCGAAGACGATCCTCGGGCAGCGGGGCATCCCGAAGGAAGATCGCGACCGGCTGCACGGCCATGCGAAGCACGACGTCTCGAGCAAGCACTACGATCGGTACGACTACCTCCCTGAGAAGCGCAAGGCGATGGCTGCCTGGGAGACTTGGCTCGACGATGTGCTGGAGACGACCAAGTAGGTCACACTGGAGAGAGAGAGAGGAGGACCTATCATGGCTCGATACCTCAGACTCACAAGCGCTTTCGTTCTGGCCGGAGTTTTCTCGACTGCGGCGATTGCCAGCGAGAGCGCTTGCCCGGAGTGCGATACGGTCGGCGACTTGGCGGCGCAGATTACCGAGGACCGCAATCTGGGGCTGCCGGAGCCGGTCGCTCGGATCGAAGCGCAGAACCGGGGCGGCCGCGAAGCCCGGATCGCTCAGGGGCTGATCGACGAGGCTTACTCTCGCCCGCGGACGATGCGCCTGGACGAGAGGGAAGACGACATCCGCCGCGCGCGGGAGTCCGCGCGTTTCCGATACGAAGAAGACCCGGCAAGCCTGGTGCCGGCCTGGTGAGGGTTCGACACCGGCTGGCTTCCCGAAGTACCGGTTCTGCACCGGCTGGCATTCCGAAGTAAGCTGTCGTCCGGCACCCACAATCTGAGGACTCCCGTCATGCCCGATGGCCCCCGCGGCGACCTGGGCCGCAAGGTTCGTGCAATCCGTGAATCCGAAGGTCTGGGGCGTCAGGCTTTCAGCGATCTCACGGGGATCCCCAAGCAGACCCTGATCAACATCGAGAATTGCCGCAGCGCCCCCACCGGCGATCACCTGGCGAGGGTCTGCAGTGCTTTCGAGCAGTACACGCTCTGGCTGATGACGGATCGTACGATCGACGCCGCCGACCAGGTGCGCCCCTCCTCCTCCGAGACTCCCTGCACCGGCTGACCCTGCGAAGTACCGGCTCGACACCGGCTGACCCTGCAAAGTACGAGACTCCCGGGTGGCGCTTGCCCCCGGGAGGTGCGGGCGTGCGCGTGCGCGTGCGCGTATGCAGTCCGGTGCGGGCGTGCGCGTGCGCGTGCGCGTATGCAGTGAGGACGGTCAGCCGCCGGCAATCTGAAATTTAATTTTCAACTAACGGTTGATTTGGCGAGACGGGTCCGCTATCGTTTGGGGCATACGGTTAAACAAACGCCAGAACATACGATCAGGGGAAACAACAATGTCAGACACCGCACTCGACCAAGCGAACGCGCAAATGGCGTCAATCCGCGAGATGGCCGCCGCGCTCGACGTTGACTATGACCGCCTCGAAGAATTGCGCGACGGGCAAGATGAATGCCCGTTATCGACTAGCGAACGCCAGGAACTCGCCGCGCTCGAAAAAGCCGCCGGCGACTGCGAAAACCGCGAAGACGCTGAGCAACGCATTCACGAAGACGCCCTAAGCGTTGAAGTCCGCAGCGACTGGCGCGTCGTCGGCGGGGACAGCGAGCCGTCAGAATTCCGGATTGTCGTTTGTACTGGCGGCCCACATGTGGAGATTCGCGGCGAGCTCGAAAGCGGCGAGCCGACGCGCGCTTGGCTACAGTATAACGATTGGTTCCAAGGCATGCGCGAGCGCGCAAACGACGAAGGCGACAGCGAGGTGTTACTTGCCTACGCGGGTTGCTTTTTCTTCGGGGAATAGTGCGCCTGTAATTTCAACTAAAGCGAGGGTTTTCAACTATGTATGTTGCCGGATTTAATCGGCCAGGGTATTTGCCGGAAAGCGAGCCTGTCGAATTCTCATCCTTCGACGCGGCAAAAGCCTACTTGATCGACGAAATAAAGCGCGCCGAAGATTCCGCGGGCGAAGCGGGCGACGAAGAAACCGCCGAAACGCTATGCGGCGAGGCCGAAGATATCAACTTGTGGTCCTCCCCGGGGACGCTATTCGCGGCTGATGGTTACGCCTATTGGATAACAGAATACCAAGGGGGCGAGGCATGAAAACGTCACGCTATGCGCGCGTCCCCGCTCGCGGTCTGCCGATTGAAGGCCTTTCGCGGGGATCTTCAAACCGTGTTTTTCGCAAGGCATGGATCATCGCCCGCGAGGCGATACCAGGAATCCTTGTTTTCGGTTTGCTTTATGCCGCATTCATTCATGCGACAAACTAAACAGAAGGGTTTAACGATGTCTTTCGAGTCTACTGTTTTCGCTGGTTTCTCGCTGCCGCGTACCGAATGCGGGCCCACAATTTGGACCTATGCGGACAAACCGTTAGCGGCCAGGCTCGCCGACTGGCGCAAGCATGGAAAATCTCGGGGATGCATTGGCCGCGTAACATATCCGAATCGTATCCGTACCGCCGAAACCGCGAGCGACTTCAAAGGCTGGGGTTTTTATCTGCCGACAAGCGGCGCCGACGCTATGGGGATGCGTTGGGCATGGTGTGACGACGTCCCCGGGGATTGGGACGATGAAAACCCCGTTCCGACGATCGATCATCTGGGATGGTTTCTGGATGAAGATGGTTACGGCGATACCGCGCGCGGGATCGTCTGCAAACTACCAAGCGGCCGCGGTTTTCTAGCGGGGTGGTCTATGGGCGAAGGCATGGCCAGCGAGCTCGACTGTACGGTTTTTGGCGATATTACCGCAGCCGTTCGCGCAGCCGACAGCATGGCCGAAAACATCGCCGACAGCGAGCGAGAATACCGCGCGACGCATTGCCCCGAGTGCGACCAGGAAACCGACGAATGTGAATGCGGCGAGGAGGAATGACCATGGCCACCGGAACGTTTTTCATCTTGCTTTCGGAACCAGCATTTAAAACCGCTGACGTTATAGGCGTTCACCACACTACGCGCCGGAAAGCGAACGACTATGCCGACCTGGCGGCGATTCGACAGCACGTCGCCGACTTCCAGCGAGTCGAATCTATATCGCATACCGAATTGAAACAACGCCAGCGAAAAGGCTGGGATGTTTGCGCCTGAACATTCAACCGAAGCGAGGACATTCAACAATGGCAACCGTTACAGATGCACAAAAGGCCGAATTCTACCGGGGTTTTGTCGACGCGCTTCATCCGAAAGGAAATGCTTTCGAGCCGTACTTAGGTGACGACAGCCGGATTTATTGCGTCGGCATTGAATCCTGATTAGGTGCTAACGTGTACCTCGCCAACGGTACGCTAGGGTGCACCTATGATAATTGGCGATTTGGTAATGGTCATCCTTGCGGTTTGCGAGCTCGCCCTTGCCGGTTACGTTGCTATCCAAGGGGGCACAATCCCCGCGGTTTTCCTGGCCTTGATAGGCTTGGGCATGCTGGCGTCTGGGACCAAAGGCATCAACCGCAAGGCAGAGCAAACCAGCGAGGAGAGAAACCGCTAACGAACTAAACCCTACATTCCCGCATATCCTTTCGGCGCCCATCGTGGCGCCTTTCTTTTGCGCGCTTGTCGCCCTGGCGTTGCCCCGGAT